AATAATTGAATCTGTATCAGTTCCATATATTAATAGTGTTGCACCAGTAGATAAATCTAAATCACCAATAGTTAGTGTAAAGGTCTCACCATCGTTATCAACTATTACTATTGTTGATGTGTTTAAATCTAAAGATGTTATAGTATATAGTGGAGAAGTAGATGTTAAAGTAGATTTTGAGTTATCTACAAATGTTACTTCATTATCTAAATCAGTAAACTCAATTGAACCTGGTTTAATTTTTTCACCATATTTTTCTTGTGGTAACGAAATAATTTGAAATAAATCTGATTTTACTCTTTCAGATGCTATATTTGCTACATTAGATGTACTACCATATAAATTAAAAACATTTGCATCATCTCTATAATATTTTGCAAGTATAGATTTGTATTTAGATTTATTAATCGATAGTGAGGCAGATTCTAATGGATATGTACCATTATCAATTGTCCACTCTTTATAAACATTAAAAGAGCGTTTGGTAATATTCGATTTTGGTATTGTCTTTAACATAGTGTAATTCCTCTATATAAATATATGGAAATAAAAAACCCCATTCACGATGGGGTTTGTTATGTTTGAAATGTGTACCTACGGTTTAAAAATCAAGTTTTACTTTGATTAATACTTCTTTATCAAATGATTTTGGAATTGGTTGTGATGTTTTAGCCACAGCAATCATTTCATTTGAGTTATTATATAAACCAACAGTTGTAATAAATGTATTTGGATTTGTTTCAAATGTTGATTCTGCGAATGAACCATCTGAACCTGTTATGAATGATGGATTATTTGAAAAGTTAAATTCTCTGTTAGTTGCTCTTACGAAGTAATGAGAAGTAGAAACATTTTCTGTTCTTCTTGCTTCGAAATCACCACCTTGTGCAATCGCATCAAATAAATATTGTTGGTTTTTAGCACTTGCGTTTGTAGCGAGTGAACCAACTAAACTTGAACCATATACACTTCCTGCAGCATTTTGTAATGCATTTGGATTAAGTACGATTAATCCTTGGTCAGGATAGAATAATCCAAATCCTTGTCCTTGTCCATCTCCAGAACCAGTAGCATATGTAGTGTTTGTACTTGCTTCATCTTCTGTTCCTAATTTTAATCTTCCTTCTACTACATTAAATACTCTACCAGCTTTACCAACTGAATCTGAGAATTTCTTACCACTATCATCGATAAGTGTAATAGTTCTTGTACCTGTTAATTTTAGTGACCAGTTTCCAGCATCCATTTTTTCTTTATATCTTCCTCTTGCAACATTGATTACATAGATGGCATCTGAATCGTGTGTTCCTGCAGCTGATGAAGATACAAATGTAAATTGACTATCATCTGTTTCTAATAAAATTTGTTTATATTGAGCATAAGTTGCTTTAGTTTCTAAAGTAGATGTATCATCACCAGATAATGCCGGTGAACCTAAACCTGTTCTATTTCCATAAGCAATTGAGAATTGTACTGATGAAGTTGCTGCCGTATCATAAACATTATAATAATATTTACCACTCGTTGCAGCTACTTGAGCAGATGAAGTATAGAAAGTTCTTAAACTTCCAGTATCTCCACTCCATAGACCAGTAGTTACTACTTCTACTTTACCTGTGATTTGGTCAAACTCACCAAAACTTTTGTAGATACCATTTGATATCTGACCTCCTGTGCTACCTAATTTATCACCACCACTTAAGTACTGGTTGATAATCTGTGTTAATTGTTCAGAAGTATAGTTACCTTGGTTTTCCGATAGGTAAGTAGCTAATTCTTGAGATAAATTTACTCCTGCTTGTCCTTGTATTGTTGCCATCTTATTATTTTCCTATATTAACTTGGTTGTACATAAGTAACTGTTACTGGTATTGATTGTGAACCTCCAGTCTCATTACCATATACAGTAATAGTTGTTTTAATTGTTGTTGTAATATTCGGATTAGGAATAAATACAAATGTTAATCCTGTCTCAACAGCAGCAGTTGTAGTAATTTCATCACCTAAGAATGAAGGTACAGTTCCTGCTCCACTTGATATTCCACTTCCAACAATCGAACCTGCGTTCTTATTAGAAAGAATTACAGTATATCCACTTTGTGTATTACCACTTGGTGAAGTTGTTGGTGAAAGTTGTACTTGTCCTGAATTTTGGTTGACTGATATTGAAGGGATACCAAACTCAACTTTAGGAATTTTAGTAGTACCTTTTGGTAAGGTAACTAACTTATATTTTAAAACTTGAGTTTCATCAGGAGATGCTTCAGTAATTGGTATTGCCTTAATTGCTGAATCATAATAAGCACTTCCTTTTGGATGTGCTGGTTCATAAAGGGTATAATCTACTTCGTCATCACCCAAAGCGAACTTTGTGATGTTTAAACCTTGTCCAGCTGCTAACTTCTCTCTACCCTTCTTAGTAAGAATTGCATCTACTGTGATTTCGGTGTTATCTAAATAAGCCATAATTTAAATTCCTTGTTAATGTTATTCAATATATAAATATAACTATTTTAAAAATTAGTTAAATTACTTTTAATCTACTTCTAAAATTGGTTCACCACTACCTCTACCCGCATCTGATACTCTAAGAGTATTTGGATTAGTTGTAAATGTTTGAACTGGTGCACCACCATCTAAAGTAGTTGATTGTGTTTGTTTAGAGCCATTAAAAAATGAGTTCTCTAAACCAGTTGTTAAATCTGTTGTGTTTCTATAATGTGTTGGGAAATATCCATTTAATGGAGTTACAGAAACAATATCACCTCCACTTGGAGTTGTAGAACCACTAAATGGTAAAATGGTAACTTTGTGTCTATATTTTGTTATAGTTTCAAGTTCAGTTCCCATTGATGAATCGAGGCTGTTAATATTTTTTGGTACATCTTCTGTATAAGATTGTTTCAATAAAAATACTTTTACTCTATCCTTTACAATGTTATTATTAAATAATCTTGTTCTTGTTACAGTTCCATCTTTTCCATATAAACCAAATCCCGCTACTGATAGTGAATCAGGGTCCATTCCAACTGATTGATACTGAGTAGATTCATATTGACCTTGTACTGAACCTGTTACTTGAGCATCTACTGTTATAGAAATACCACCCATATCGGAACCTGAATTTCTTGTTATCGTTCCTTCTAATGTTGTAGTATCGGTATTTGTTATAGTTGCTGAATAATCTGATTTTGTACCACTTAAAGTTGTATCTGATTCTGTATCAATAATAACCGAATACTGTGAATTTTCTCCTTTAAGAGTTATTTCTTGAGATGCAGTTACCAATGCATTATATTGTGGGTTTGTAGAAATAACATTTACATCTTGTTCTACATCTATTGATGAAGTAAGTGAACTAAGTGTACCACTTGGTTTTGTCCATTTAGTTTTACTTCTTTCTAATACATGAGGTTCAATTAATAATCCACTTGAAACTTTTGCTCTTGCAGGTACAAGTGATTCTAAAGTTTTGAAAAGTGATTTATCAATATATCTTACTAATTGAATATATTCATGTAAATTTAAAGTATATCTACTAAAGTAATAATTTCTTAATGTTTTTAAATCAGTATATTCATCCGAGTATTCATCTGCCGGATTACCAATATAATTATCAATATTAAAATCACCTAAACTTTTAACAATATCTAAATTAACTTCTTTTATTGGTGAAAAGAATAATCCTAATCTATTTGAATCAACAGGTGATTGGTCAAATGATTTTTTAGTTGCTCTTTGTCTATAAGATAAATCAATTAATTTTGTTTGAGTTTCAAATCTTACTTTGTTTGCAAAGTTAAATCCTGTTGAAGGTACATTTGCTGTTACATCTCTATCATAAGGAGTGTATTGATAAGGATAAGTTGTATTGTTATCGAAATTACTTGCCGTTGAATATGATGCATATGTTGATGTTACTGCAACATTTTTGATTGCCGTATCACCACTTGAATGTCTATTCTTTGGATATTCAAAATCGTTTCTAAAGAATAAATCATGAGTAGAAGCAGATATGTGATTACCATCAATTGCTTCTGGCATCATTGTGTGATTATCAATTCTTGATTGAGATAATGGTGTTCTCCATAATCTAAATTCATCAACTGAACCTGTAAATGTTTTACCTAAATGTAGTTCACCTGTATATTCCCACCCTTTTGTTGTTGCAGATAATGAAGCCGATACTTGATTTCTTATTCTTCCTTGGAATGATTCTTTTGCAAATACTTCAAATGTATCTGAACTTCCACTTGTTCTATTAACAACGATATGTGTATATTCATCATTAAAGAAAGGAATTAATGGTGTACTTGCTGAATCTGGTCCTACTGTAAGTTGTATTTTTGCAAGTGAACCAGTATCTTTTAAAATATCTAATGATAAATTTGAACCACTTAAAATTTGTTGATTTTGTCTTTGTTCTGTATTTAATCTAATTTCAACAGAGTTAGGCCAATCATTACTTAATGTATTGCTAAATTGTTTCCATGGTACTATGATTGAACTACCACTAACTAATTCTATAGCTGCCGTTCTATCTTCAAAAGTAAACTGAGTTGTACCACTTTGAGTTGGGTCTTTTGGCCCACCAAATTCCATGATAGTTAACATTGATGAAGGTACACCATAACAACTCATTGCCGCATGAAGTGCTCTCTTTGTACCCTTGTGTTTACTTAGATAAGGTAAGTTATTTAATAACCTCCTCCAAATTTCATGTTGTCTATCTTTTGGTGTTAATACTGATTTTTGACTTCCATCTCCTCTTGTCTCTTTTTCTTTGTTCCAATATCCAAATGCATATTCCCAAAGTAATTGACTTTCAGCACCTGAATCTGCATTAAATCCAAACGATTCTAATAGGTGATAAACTAAATCATCTTTTATACCTGTTTCATATTTATGTTCTAATTTTTTTGAACGAGATATACCTTTTATATGTGTATGTATAGTATCAAAGTGTTGACCTATCATATCAAAGAATAAAGTAAATTCACTATTTTTATCATCTAATAAAATGTACTCTGGTAAATTATTTGATAATCTTGATGAATTATTATAATCGTAATGCCTTGAAGATGATATAATATTAGAATACCAACCTGTAACTGATATATCACTTGATGCAGATAGTTCATTTAATCCAGCACCAGGATAAGTTAATGAACCACTTGTTTGATAAAGATGTTTTTCAAAAGCATCAAATCCTTTTTTAACATTATTTATTTTTGTTTGTAATTTAGTTTTTTGATTTGATAATGAAATTGTTGATTCTTTAGTATCTATTTCATCAATTTTATCTTGATATGATTCTATTAATTTTACTTTATAGAAAAAGTTTTCACTTCTTTCTTCTGCAGAAGAGTATTTAACAAACTCATTCCAATTATATACTTCACTACCATATGGTAATATAAGGTTAGCAGAACCATTATATTCTTCGAATAATTTTTCTTTTTGTTTAGTAAATTGAATATTAAAACTTGATAAACTAAAATTACTCGATGATACATATTCATTTATTATTTCAGTTGATGATGATGAACCACTTGCAATGATATCATCTAACATTTCATATCCAATTGAATCAGTTACATCTAAGTTAAAGTTTGGTGTAAGTGGTTTACACTCTTTAGAAAAATCTTCAGTAATTTCTATTTCATCAATTAAAGGTACTGATTGTATTTTAGATAACCACACAACATCATTTGTTCCAATATTTCTTGGTAGTGGTTCATATAATTTTAATACAATTGATTTTTCAACATTTCTATACTTTGTTTGATTTGTTTCTTCATCGGTATATTGTTCTGAAAATGTTAAATCGTCAATACCCCAAGTTGAAATTAATTTGTTATTACCACTTCCAAGATGTAAGTAATGAGAAAGTAAAGGTGAAGTATCTCTAATTAATTTTTTTGAATCAATATTATTTAAAAATGCCTGTCTTAAATCAGCTACAACATTTCCTCTTCTTAGTTTTAAATCTCCTTTATCAAAAGTAATAGTAATATTTTCTTCTTTACCTTCTGTTAAGGAATCTCCTTCTTCGTTAAAAGGTACAAAAATTAATTTAAATAAAACTATATTTGCATCTAAATCTAAATTATTTCCAGCTACTCTTAAAACATCTTCTACATTAAAATCTGCTAAAGATGATGCCGGAAACTGTCCTAAAAATGTTTGATTACTTCTTTTTCCTGCAAATACTCTAACATAATTTGTATTGATTGATTGCCAAGAAACTCTGAAAGGTACATTATATTCTTGAAAATCCGCTCCTTTTATATTTTGTGGATAATTAATGTGAGTAATATCAGGACCAGGTAAATAATCTTTTTGTATTACATTTACTAATATTTTTTTGTAATCACCACTACCTCCTCTATTAGAAACAGGTTGTAAATAAATTACATAATTACCAACACCATTTAAGAAATCCGATTTGGTTAATATTAATGAACCACTTCTTGAAATTTTCTTTTTAGTTTTTCCAAGTTGGAAATGAACAATATCTGTGTAAGTTGTCTCATATCCTATTTTTAAAGGCTCTTTACTATTAATATTGTATGTTACAAAATCAACTTCCGCCCTTAGATTTGGTTTTGTTGGTGGAGGTGTAATCTCTGCTCTTTTTGCAGATACTTTTATAATTTGGTTGTATGGAGATACAACAAATTTTGCATCTATATTTGGTATTTCTTTAGTGGGTTTACTATTTTTTGTGTTACCTGTAATGTATTGGTATGAAACATCATGAGTATATGAGGATATACCTACACCAAAAAATTCAATAGTTGGTTTTATTAAATTCTCACCAGTTAATTGTAATTTACCTGAACTTGGTAATTTACCACTATCACCCCAAGATGTAGTATATTGTATAATACCATCACCCGCCAAATCTGATTCAATATCAATTATGTATGGAATTGGTAGTGGTGGTGGGTTTATTGACTCCAAAGTAAATGATAAAGCTGCACTTGCTTTTGGTGATTTATTATCATTACCAAGAATAGGAACAACTAATCCTTTCGTATCTAATTCAGAATCATATGGTCTTGCTATAGCAACCTTTCTTGAGTTAAATCCTCTTTTTTGAATTACAAAAGTATAATATTCGTAACTAATATTTCCAAGAATTAATTCAGGTCTTTTTATTGTTTTTGGCTTTACAGGTCTTGTGTATCCAAGATATACATCTGGTACAGCCGTATTTCCAAATCCACTTAATCGTAGTGGAGAACTTCCAATGTTTCTAATTTCAGGTAGATTATATGTACCATATGTTTTTATTGCTTCACCACTAATATTAACTCCAATATCAGCAAATCTAGCTTCATCTAAGATTACATCCTCTTCTGGTAATAAATCTACAATAGGTTTTATTTCTTTTGTTAGTGTTTGTTTTAATGCAAAGATAGTATATTCTTCTTTGGCTCTACCATTAACATTGGAAATAGTAATAGTTTTTGGAGTTAGAACTTCTTTAGCAGAAAGTACTAATGTATTTTTTTGTTGTTTATCTACTCTTTTTCCATCTAAAAGTATATCTCTAAATGGTTGATTAGCGTTTAAACTTAATTCTATACTCTTATCTTTTATAGGTTGAGTTGGTACAGAATAAGAACAACTTCCATCATCTACGGTTGCAAGTGGATTATAATTTAGTGAAGTTGGGTCTGTACATCCTCTAATAATATTTACAGGTCTTGAACCCCCACCTCCACCGGCAGGTAAGTCTAAAAGAACATCATCTCTGAAACCAAAGTTTTCTGCACTATCATATCCCCCCAATGATTCTACTTGAGTTGATTGTTGGTCAAAAAATATTTTCTCTTTCTGTGCCATTACTTAATATTCCTTATATTTACTGGTCTACCTACGAAATCACCAGGATTAGTATATGGGTTTATTGGGTCTCCCCCACCTTCATCAAATAATACTTCATCTCTAAATGAACCACCTCCTCCACCAGAGCCTCCACCACCAACTGCTCCTGTACTTGGAGTTGTTGGAGTTTGAGTTACCATACCTTCTCCACAAAGATTACCCTTTATAACTTTAATACCAGGCATTTCTGATATACTTCCTTCTTGTGCACATACTGTAATAGAACCTCCAATTTCTATTTCAAGTGATGTAACTGTGTTTCCTAATTCATCTTTATATGATACGGCTATAGGTTGTCCTTTAAATCCTAAAATACCTGCTCCACTATCTTCAAAATTATATGTTGAAGTAAATGTGTTTCCATATGTTCTTTCTCTAAAGATATCATTTTCATTGAAATCAAAATCATTATAACCTCTATCATAGTTTGGAGTTCTATAATTTTTTATTGATGATTGATTTATAATTCTATAAAAATATGTAGTTTTCTTTCTTGTTATTTTTGGCACTTCTCTAACATCTCCAATAAAAGTTACTTTATTAACTTGATGTACTACTGTAAACGAATCGAACTCTACACCACTTAGGTTCTGAAGAGCTCCATTTTTATCTACATAGTTTATTTCTCCTCTATCGGACCATACATAATATTTCTTTTTAACAATATTTACTTCTTCGGCATATTCACAACTTCCATCATCTACTGTTGCAAGTGGATTATAATTTAGTGAAGTTGGGTCTGTACACCCTTTAACAACTAAATCTTCTTCTTCATATAAACAACTACCATCATCTTCTGTTGCTTCTGGATTATAGTTTTTAGAATTAGGGTCTGTACATCCTCTTACTGCTCCACTAATACTGTCTGGTATAGAACTTTCATATACTGAAATAGATGAAGTTGTTTTTAAAATATCTTTTACTTTATCTAAAGTTATTTGTTCTTCTTTTGTTAAAATACTATCTTTTATAATATCTCTTTTAAATAAAAATTTATCTATAATGTTTATTAAAGAAGTTTCTAAATCAGATTGTAATTCTTTTAATGAAAGCTCAATACACTCTTGTTCGTTACCAAGAGGTTTGCCGTAGTTTAAATTATTAATATCCCAACCATATCCTTCTACATAATATTTGATAGATTCAATCCACTTATCTCTAATCTTTAGTAAAAATATATCAAAATCATTGATTTTGAATTCTTTCTTAATTAAGTTAATATATTGTTTACCATCAGATTCAGTTCCTTTTCTAAGGGTAATAAAATCTTTTATTTTATCTAAATTAATACTATCAACATATTCTCTTATATTATAAATTATATCATCTCTAAATTGTTTTTTATCTGTAAAAACTGAATATCTTTTTTCTAAATCTTTATCTACTGCTTTATTTTTTAGAGGAAGAATTCTTACTTCTGTTCGAGATGGTGATATTTCGTGTATCCATGTTTTATCTAATCCTATTTCTGAACCAACTCTTCTGTTTAGAAATGTTACTTGAGTTTTAAAGATACCATTATTATATCCTGAATCTAATATTAGTTGTTGTAAATCAACAACATAATCTTCAGAATCATTCATTTTGTTTGTATAAGGATTTTTTGGTAAATTTAAGAAATATTTTTTATAATCTTCATCATCTGTTGAAATATATCTTACTAACTTTCCATCTTCACCTTGGGGCAATTGATTGTCATTAGAATCATAAAGTATGAACTCAATCATATCATTACAACCCAATCCATAGTTTGATTTAGTTAACTCTTGTTCGAATATCTTTCTATCCTCAGATTCAACTAAATAACCCTTTCGGTCTACTATTTCTTTAAACTCTTTAATTGCCATAATTAATTACTATTTAAATATCTCTGATAAAGTTTATCTCCACCATTGAAATCATAAACTACATAACATAATTGTTTACCTACTAAGTGAGTTAAGTAACCTCTTAAATTACTTTTTGGTAATACACCCATTTGATGTGCCATCCATTCAGTCCAAGGTTTAACAAAGAAGTTTACAATAGGCGAATATTGTGGTTTTCTTTTCATAAACTCTACAACTTTTCTTGCCCACATCTGATATCCGATTACCAATCTTGGGTCTTTATCAAACATCATATCACCATATCTTTCATCCGCATCCCAAATAAGTTGTGGAATAAATCCTTGATGATAAAGTTCATTACAAATAATTTTTTTCTTCTTAGAGTTAGCTGCATTTGCTGCTGTTGATTGAGCCGCTTTTACTTGTTGATTTGCTTGTGCTATTTGTTGTTCAAATATTTGAGCATTTGTTTCAATTGTTTGTTGTAATGTTTCGTTTGCAGCTTGTAAAGATTTAACAATTTCTTTTTCTGAATCTAATTGGGATTGTAAAGTTTCTTTTTGTGCCTCTAGTCCTCTTGATTGTGCAGTTAATGAAACTCTTTCAATACCTTCCTTAGTTCCCTTAACCACTGCATTTTGGAAATCTAAAGATAACTCTCCAAACTTTTCAGTTAACTTTCTAAATTCTTGTTCTTGAAAATTTATTTGTTCTTGTAGTGTTAGAATTTGAGCATTTAAAACTTCAACACTTCCTTCTAATGTTTCTACATTTGATAATAAATTATCTCTTTCATTAGTAACATCTTGAAGTTGTTGATTTAAATTTTTTATTTCATTTAACTTCTGTTGATATTTTTCGTATAGAATATACCTTGGTTTTTGAGGTTTTCTTTTCTTTACTAACTCATCAACTTCAACATCAACCGCCTTTACTAACTCCTCTTCATTATATTTTGGTTTAACTAAGTTTATATCAGCTTCACCAGAAAAAGTTTCTTGATTTGGATTTATTTCATCATCTCTATATACTAAATCTTCTTTTAGTTTATCTTTAACTAACTTTCCTTTTATTCGTTCTTCACCAAATGGTTTTGCAAGTTTTGGTGATGGTTTTATTTCTTTACCATCTTTTTTACGCACAACGATTTTACCAGATTCATTTCTACGAATCCCTTTATCACCTTTTTTGACTAACTCGTCTATTCTAAATTTATCGTTTAACGCCATTTTACTTCTCTACGGTGAAAGTTAACTCTTTATCAGTAAAGTATTCAATCACACCATTTCTATTTACTTTTATTTCTATATAGTAATCTCTGTTATATTCAAAGTTACTTAAATTTAATTTAAAATAATTACCATTTGAATCACAACTAACTTTTGTATATTCATCACTAAATGGAACCACCACTTCATCTGTTACTATATCTTTAATCTGATAGTAAGTAGTTGATGGTAAATAATATACATCTGTATAAGCATATTGATTGGTGTAATTTTTAAGAGGATATTTTTCTCTCCCAAAAACTCTGATTGTAGGTTTACTTCCTCGTTTATATCTTACTTTTAATCTCTTAAATGTGATATGAATATCATCGGCAGTTAATGCACTAAGAGAACCAGTAGAGAAAGAAGAATCATCCCAACCAATTCTTATCTTCGGTTGGTATATAGTATTTGTTTCTTTTGAAAAAAACTTTAATTGTCCATAATCTTCGGTATCATTTTCTAAAGATGAATCGTGTTTTATAATCCAACCCTCATTTGGTATTGAACTACTTATCCAAGAATTAAGTGGAGTTAGAACATCCATCTCTATATCAGTTGACTCATATGAAAAAGATTGTGATGCTGCAGAACCAGTGTACCAAGTTCCACCCTTACCATTAAATGAACCAGTTGTTCCACTTGCAAAATCAGTTCCTAACCAAGTTAATGAGGTTGTTCTCTTTTCCCAAGAACATCCATCAGTACTTATGTTATCAAACCTTGTTCCTATACCCATATCCCAAGATTGAGAAACAGGATAAGCATAAATTGTATAATCAGTTGGTATTTCACTTGATTCACATTCTTTTAAAATAAGTTCAGCAGAACTCATTGTAATTTCACCACTTGCTATTGATTCCGAAATAGCATTTGTATCAAACTTGATTAATGTTCTTGCGTTATCTTTTAAGTTTCCATAATAAGTTTTGGAAACTTCTAATATTTCATCAAACCCAGTATTTTGTGTGGGTTGTTGTAAATAGATTGTAGTATCTTTAGATGATGTTACGAAATAATACATTATACAACCCTCCCTTTTATATCTTTGTTTGGAAACTTCACTTCAAATATAGATGGGTCTAAAGATGGGTAAACCATTTTACCTTTAGTTGCATCTAATATATTATAAGAATGTGATGAATAGTTTCCTAAACACTTGTTAGTAATTTCACACTTGGGTACTGATTGTACTCCTTCTACTCCTGCAATCAATAATTCAATTTCAGAAATATTAATTGGCATATTAAAAGTCCAATTATCAATATTAAAATATTCTTTTAATTCGTTTATACATTTAGTAAGAACTTCTCTTTTAGTATATCCACCATAAACTCTAATTTCAAAATCTAATCCAATATTAATAACATAACCATCAATAAAGTTAACTCCATCTGTTAACATTCTGTACTCACCTAAATAAGTTTTTAAGTTTTCTTTTACTGCTCTGTTTAGAGGTTGTAATTTTTTATTAGTATCGTATCCAAGTAAATACAAATTAATTGCAAAAGGATTGTTTTTTTCATTTTGATTTCCTTTTTTACTTGCTAAAAAGTTTCTTAATTCATCTTTGATTTGTTGCTCTGTAAGTTTCTTTTCTCCTAAAGTTTGTACTAATCCTGCAAACTCTTCTAATGAATTAGGATTGTTAAGGATAGAAGAAGGAGAATTATTATCTAACTCACCATCTGGTGCACAATATGCCTTTGCAACTCCACCAAATTTAGATGGCATAGAAAGTGCTCTTACTTGATAATCTTTTCTTGTTACTGCTCTATTTTGTGAACCAAAGTTTGCAAGAGCGTTTTCTCTTATTTCATCGATAGTTTCTTCACCTCTACCACCTGTTGCTGGTGTTTCGTTATCACACGCAATAGATGCTTTACCTTGATTATACAATCTTAATTCACTTGGAGTAAATATTGTAGTATCTTCATCATATTCTATTCTTTGTATAGATGTAAGTTCACCTTTAGCAACATTTGATTCTACACCACCACCAATTAAATATTGTATTGTAAATGTTCCACTCGGTGCCTGTCCATAAGATTTTGTTTTCAAAAAGTTTGATGGGTCAAATGATGCTCCTAATTTATCAATAGAATTATTTAATCCCAATCCAACATTTTTAAAGTTTGGTATTAGTGTTTCATCATCACTCGCAGTACCACCACCAAAAACAAGTGAGGTAGTATTATCATCATTAACTTGTGTTGTGAATCTTCTTGATGTTTTTAATGTTTTTAATATTCTTGATACTCCATCAGTTTGGTGTTGTGATAGGTCTTTATCATATTGTTCGGTATTTGGATAATCAATGTAAACTAATTCTTGTGCAAGATAAGGAACATTATACCACTTATTACCATTTGAATCTCTTACATCAACAATGTCAACAACATCAGTATCTGCAATATTAATTTTAGAGAAAGAAGTATTTCCATTGAAAGTTTGAGTAAACTCCTTTAACTCTGCCGATATTGCCTTTATTGTTTTTTTAACCAAGTATTGAATTGGTTTTGTAGGGTCATTAGGGTCATATGCCCATACTGTAATTTCTCTATCGTTTTCATCATTAAAATCTAAAAGTTCACTTGTTCTAAATCTTGTATTTGATTTTGAAGATTGGATAATCATACCTTCTTTTACTCTAAGATAAAATCTTGAATCAGGTTCATAGTTTGTACCTGATTTACTATTTGAGTTATAAATCGATGGAACGAGTTGATATACAGATACCTCTGCTACTGCTGGTGAAGTTACCTTTGGTTGGTATCCTAAGTACTTTGCAAGAGCAATAACATTTGCCTTATCTTCAGCATATAACATTAAAGATTCTTTTAATGAATCATCAGTATAATAAGAAAGAATATCTCCAACATAAGATGCCATTTCTATGAACATCATACCTGGTGAGGATTCATTGAAATCAGAATGTGTTTTTGGGAAATAAGTTTTAGCATACTCAATTAGATTTTGTCTAAACTGTGCAAAATCTTTGTTAAGATATTTTATATCTCTTCCCTTATTACTTTTAAATGTTGCTGAATTTAATGCCATCTTAATTTGTTCCTTGTACTGTAAATGTTAATTCGTGTAAATCAATTTGATTACCAACTGTAAACTCTAAACTTAAGTTTACTCTATTTTGGTCTTTCAATTCATTTGTCATTTCAACATCTATATTTTTTATATTAACATATGGTAACCAATAATTTACATTTTTTGTGATTGTTTCTTGAATCTTTGATTCTAAATTATCATCTATTTGTTCAAATAATAAAGAATGTAAACCAGTACCAAAGTTTGGTTGCATAACTCGTTCTCCCTTTTTTGTAAGAAGTAGATTTTTCAAATTTGATTTTGCTTGTTCAAATGAAACAAAAGCTTGTTCAAAAAATCCTGTTTCTCCTCTTCTTAAAGGTAGGGTAATACCATAGGCATAGGAATCAAAATCTTTTGTATCCTTTACAATTTTTCTACCGATTACATATGCCATCTATAAATTCCTATCTTTTAAACTTTTTTACAAGTGCAGAATTATCTCTATTTAGAATTCTATCTAAACCAGGTAATCCTGTTTGAACTCCAAGACCTGTTTTACTTGGTCCTTTTTTTAAATCACCATAACCCATTTTTTGTGCCATCTGAGCTCTCATCATATCAGTACCACCTTGTGCACCTTGAGAGTTAAATGTTACAGTTTTATCCATACTTTCATTTACAGGTTGTTGAAAATTATCCAATACTGATTTAGTAGTTGGTGTACCTTTTCTTTGTTCTGCTGAAAATGGTTTTGTATTATTTAGTACCTCGTTTAACTTTTCATTTTTAGTGAATTGTCTTTTAGGTTGTGTTCTTTCTTCTTGTAAAGCAATTTCTGCTTGTTCGAATGGGTCTACCACATCATCTTCTACTAATTGCGTAGAGGACGGCACAATACCCCCCTTCACCTCTTTTAATCTTTTGTTAACTTCTTCCTCTAATATTTTAGGAAAAGTTTTAGTTAAAAACTTCTCGTGGTTTTTAGCCACTTCAGCTTCTACTATTGTTTTTATTATTTTAACTAATTGTTTCGTTTCCATAATCTTTTATTTTCCTTGTCTAATATAAATATATTATTATTGATTTTATGGTTCAACACAATCAGGTGGAATTACAAAACCTAAATATTTTTTTGGTACTTTTCTAAAAGCACCACATCCATTCCTATTAAAACCACCACCACTTGTATTTCCCTCTATTGTCATTATACCACCAGATTTAGTTACAGCTGATACAATTCCTATGTGATGAGCATCTGCATGAGAACCATATAACACTGCTGCTCCTATCTTTGGTGTATCAGACCAATATCCATTTTGTTTTCCCCACTGCATCCAAAAATCACATCCTGCTCTTCCATTTGGTGGTAAAGGTAATCCTGCTTCTTTCCACCAAGTTGTTACTGCGGCAGCACACCAATAATAACCACTACCAGTTTTTCTAACCTTAGCTTGATTATCTAATCCACAATTATCAAACATTTCATCTATTCTACCAGGTTCATCTTTTTGAACTCCACCAGGAAATCCACCATAGTTTTTACCAGGAGGAGAACCTGTTTCAAGAATACCAATATCTCTTTTAGCTATCTGAACTACTTTTTCTCCTGATTCACATTTATATTCTTCTGGTGTTTCTTTTTCTAGTTCCTCTGCTTCTTCATCAGTTATATCAGCAGGAACACTATTTACTTTTCCTTCGTTAAGTTGAGTTTGTTTAAGTTTAGAATATTCTTGTGCAGATGTTCTTCCTTGTGATGGTAAAGAAGTATCATTGGCAACCGCATCAGCTTCCAACTTTTCTTTTTCTGCTTCTTGTTTGTGTTCCTCATCCATCTCATCATTCTTTAAAAGATTTCCAAGTTTCTTTAAAACTTTTGTAAGAAAACTTTCCTGTGTAGGTTCTGATGCCGTTGTAGATGGAGCTCCACCACCGACAACTGTATATCCTTGAAATAGTAATACTCCTTGATTTGGTATAGGAGAAGGTACTGAGGGATATAATGATACAGTAAAATAAAATCCTTGGATAGTTGTCAAGTGTTGTTGTATTCCTAAAATAAAACTATCAAGTAAAATGTTTGAATCTTCATTTGGTGGTGTAGGTGGTTGTGGTGTCCATACTCCTATATTTGAAATGATTGCAGCATCTAAAAGAATATTTCCTATCGTGGCAACAGCTGGTATTACAGGTGGTACTCCTACAATAAACTCTGCTTGAATCCAATATTGTCTTGTTGCATCTCCCAAATCATTTACAAAATCATGTAACCCTTTATCTTTTTGTAAGGCCTTTCTACACGCATTTTCAACTGATGTACGCATCAAATCAGTATTACCACTTATTATTTTATTACCATTTATACTTTGAAATCCTGATTTTATTAATAAATCATATTCAAAAACAACTTTATCAGCAAAATCCTCAAACTTATTTATGCCGTTAGGATTCTGCATATATCTTAACAAGTTATTTTTAAACAAAGAAAGAGACATGATTATTCAGTAAAGTTTGTTGTGGATAATATTGTTTCCAATTCACTTTTAATATTTTTAAAAGTTCCACTATTGGTTGGCCCTACAGCAGTTGGTCCTGATGGGGTTTTATATATTTGTTGATTGATTGCATCTATTAGTTCTCCTAAAAGTTTAACTAATGTTTGACCTCGTACTACTGGTTCATTTTCATTTTCTATATTAAGGTATATTTTACCTTCTTCTCCTTGACCTAAAAGATATATCGGATTATCATTGGTAGTCATTCTAACCTCACCATTAAAGTCCATCTGAGCACCATCCAATCCATTATCGATTGTAAGTTTACCATCTGAAATAAATGAGTAATTTCCTTTTGAGAAAAATATCATTTCTGAATCTTTAGCAGATAAAACTATTCTACCACTATTCATTAGGATTTGGTCTGTTCCTTTTAATTCTGGTGGTTCGTAGTAAACTACATTATCATCTGTTTCTAAAGTAACTTCTTCATTACCTGGTGCAAATGGGATTTCGTATTCACCACTTGCTAATACAATTGATGAACCATCATTTATAATATCTTCTTCTGTTGGTTCAAACTCTTTTAAATCTTCAATAGATTTATCACTTTGTCTGTTACGAATTATTATTGTAGGTGCAAAAAGATTATCTTCGTTATTGTATCCACTAAATCTTATTGATTGTCCAAATCTTGATTGAATAAGCTTATCACCTTCATATAATCGTAAAGGATTTATTTGTGTTGGTTCAAAGTATTCACCAAATTTTGTTTCTCTAACAGAGTTATCAGTATTGGTGGTATTGTTTGCAATACCTGTCTGTGATGATTCACTATAAGATGATGCTTGATTTCCTGGTTTTTCTTCTTTAGGTGTTCCTTCTAATAATGCATTTTCTTCTGAATTTCCTGTATTAATATCAATACTTGGAATTCGTTTATAAAATAAAGTACTACCAATCTTTACTAATTGTACAACTTCTCCTATTAGTGGGATTCCTTCATCAGGATTTGCTGGTGGATATTCTGGTATGTTTTCTAAATCGTGTGTGGAATCAGTTCTACTTGCAATCTTACAATGACCAATAACCATTTCTTTATCAGATACTTTATCAACAAGGTCATCTATTAATGTAATACCTGTTGCTTCACTATCATCAAGGTGAACATATACTACAATACCGGTGCTTCCATCAAGTGAGTTGTTAGAAATCTTTTTCTTATTAGAATAAAAACTACTATTTGATATTGAGGTTCTAAATGGCATGTTTATTTATTTACTTTCTGTTTTAATTCTTCAACTTCGTTTGTTAAATCATCAACTTTTGTTTTTTCAGATTCTACTTCGTAAACTGTATCTTCTAATTGTTGTAGTAATTGTTCTTTTTCTTTATCAGTAAGGAAACCAGTATCTCCTTCTGATTTATCTTTTGATGCAATCATTCTTTGTGCAATTGCCGCCATCTTAATTAGTGATTCATCGTTTCTAACCGAAGTATCAACTAAATCTTTTATGATTGGACCAATTACAGCCATATCACCAGAATGTCTAATTACTTTTTTCATTTCAGCAATTAGTTCTGATATCCTTTGTTTCTTGTTTTGTTGGTTATCATAGATATCCTCAAACAACCCACTTAGGTTTTTACCAGGAAATAATTCAAAATTCGTACTCATGATTATACCATATTATGTTGTATATAAATATGGTAAAATAAAAAACCTCTCCGAAGAGAGGTTCAGTCTCTATTTCTCCTCATCTTTTGTGAGAGCTTGGAGATGACCTTGATTTGGTTCAAGTGCCATTAAATATTCATCGCTCATATCAATCCTTTCTTTTAAAGGTTCAACATATGCAACGATTGTTTCGGATGCGTTCACTCCACCCGCGACTGTATTGTAAAGACCAGTCCACACGGTCTATATATAAATATAAAAAAACCCCACAAAGTGTGGGGTTTAGTTCTTAACGCGTTTTGAAAATTATTAAGTAAATCTTACTTCTTAATAATATGGTAAAGTACGAAAGCACCAACTAGTCCTAATAGACCTTCAGCACTCAAACTTCCTAAAATGCCCATAATGTTATCAACTACTGATACTTCTGGCCAAAATGGAATGTTTGCACCTTTGAATAATACTTCAAGTACAACTCCCAAGGCAACGATACTAATACCGATTTTTGTTAATTCATCAGCCCATGTGCCGATTTTCTTTAAAAAATCCATATTGTTTCTCCTTTGTTTTAATTAAGAATAATAACTTTTTCATATTCCAAAACATCGGACTTGTCCACAAATAACTATTGTATATATGAAATAAAAAGTATGTTTTTGATTTTAACACCTAATAGGCAAACAATATTGGGTGTCAATAAAAAAACCCCACTAATTGTGGGGTTAAAACTTTACTAATCACTTTGAATTACGATTAGGGCTTGTTACTTGCCAGTTTGTTTTCTAAGTCTCTAATACGAGCCTTCATTTGTTCGTACTCTATCTCTCTATAAGTATAACGAGGTTGTCCCTTTGGTTTAATCCAAACTAACTTTCCTTTGTTATAGAGAGCCTTTGTACCTACATCATCACTCCAATAAGAGTGGACTAATAGTTTGCCATCTTCTGTTCTGATGTATGTTCCTTTTTGGTGTATAGAACCATCTTCGTTGTAAGCTCTATACTCGTAAAGATTGTTGTCTATCTGTGTAATAACTTTGGATTCTTGTCCGAAGAGCGGAATGGTACACAGAGAAAATAATAGGATTGCTATTATTTGAACAATCTTTACTTTGAATAATTGTTCATTCATAATTCCTCCTTTAGTATAAATATACCTATGTTAAGAAATTGTTAAGTAAATATTATGGAAAGGTTAAAGGATTTTCTTTTTTACAACATAAGAACCAAGAATCAAAATATCCATTTCACAATTTAGAAATGTTTTGATTGCATCTGTTGGGGTTAAAACCATTGTTTGGTCTTTTAAGTTAAATGAAGTATTAATTACAATTGGAAATCCATTTACTTTATTTAACTCTTTAAGTAATAAAGAAATATATCTATTAGAGTTATGAGTTACAGTTTGTACTCTTGCAGAACCATCAATATGAGTTATTGAAGGTAATTTATCTTTAAACCTATCATTTACCTTTACAACTTGATTCATATAAGGGATTTCTGAATCATAATTAAAGTAAGTTGTTAATGAATCAAAAGTACAAATAGGTGCAAATGGTCTAAATCCTTCTCTCTTTTTAATTACTCTATTTAATCTTGATTTCATTTGAGGGTCACATGGATTTGCTAATATAGAACGATTACCCAATGCTCTTGCACCAAATTCTATTCTATCTTGAAATAAACCAATGATATTATTTTCAGATATTTCTTTTGCAATATAAGGAATCATTTGTTCTCTTGGTTTCCATTCATAATAAACATCTTTAGAGTAATCATTAAGTGATTTTAAAATATCTTCTTTAGGATAAAAAGGTCCTAAGAATGGATTTATATTTGTTACTCTTTCTTGTTTTTTATTAGTATAAAATTTAGATAAAGATGCACCAATACATGAACCAGCATCAGATGGAGCAGGTGGAATCCAAACATTTTGAAATTTTGTTTTTTCTTTTATCTTTCCATTAGCAGTTCCATTGTATGCACATCCTCCACTTAAACATAGATTTGGCGATTCTGTAATTTTATATAACTTATCTAATAGTTTAAAGAAATACTTTTCATATTGAAACTGTACAGATGCAGCTAAATCTTTATGGTCTTGGGTTAGTGGTTCTTCTGGTAATCTATTTGTTATACCTAAATGTTCTGATAACTTTTCATTAAACATATCAGTATCAGAATATTCGTATGTAAAGTAATCCATATTAAGTTCATATAATCCTTTATCAGATTCTTTTATAATATTTTCAAATTTAAGATTATATTTTTTTGGATTACCATATGGAGCTAATCCCATAACTTTATACTCACCTTCATTTGGTTTAAAACCTAAGAATGCTGTCATAGCTGAATACAACATACCTAACGAATCAGGAAATCCAACAGATTCAAGTTCTTTTATTTTATTATCTCTACCTATAGCTAATGAGGTTGTTTTCCATTCACCAACCCCATCTACTGAAAGTATTGCTGAATTTTTAAATGGAGATGTAAAATATGAATATGCTAAGTGTGAAGTGTGGTGGTCTGTAAAAGATACTTTGGTTTTCTTTCCTTTAATACTATCGATATCTTTTAATAAAATATCATATGCCTTTTTATTTCTATCAAGTATAGTATTGTTGTTTTTCTTTGAAAAAAAATCATACCACTTCTTTGGTCTTTTTTGAGTGGTTGTTTCAATTCTATCTAACTTTTCAGTTGGATTTTCATAAAAACAAATATAGTTTATATCTTCTTTGGTAATTGAGTTTGATTCAAATATCCATTTAATTGTATTGTGTGGAAAAGATGAATCGTGTTTTATACCTGTAAATCTTTCTTCTTCACAAGCCGATACAACTTTTCCATCTTTTAATAAACATGCTGCACTATCGTGGTAACCACAACTTATTCCTAAAATATAACTCATTATAAATAATCTTCGTCAATATATTTATTGGATTCAAAAAATGTATTTTTGTTTTCCTCTATATATCCATGTTCTAAGTATTCATTTAACATTTTTTTCTGATGTTGTTTCATTACATTTACAACTTTAGTAATGTAGTGAGTTTTACAATCAGTCATTTCTCTTATAAGAAGATATAAATGTTTTTTGTTAAAGTTTTCTATATGTTCACTTCTTCTAAATAATTCTAATATTGCATCTGCAATCTGAATATCTCTTTTTTTACTAAATACTGTACTTAAGTTTTTATCCCAATAATCTAACATTATTTGTTTAAACTCTTTAAACTCATTATTTTCTTCTACTTCATAATGGTCATTTTCAGGATTCCAAGTTTCTGGCATCTGAGATAACAAAGAATTTTGTTTCCATCTTTTGTAGTTACCATTGTTCTTTAAAATCAAATGATTTTTTGCAATAATAGTAAAATAAGAAAAAGCCCTACCTTTACCTTCTTGAAACATATGTATTTTTTCTACCATTGTAGAGACAACTTCCATTTGAATATCTTTTTTTGGTACATCAAAGTAAGTAAACTTAAATGTATTTAAAACATTTTCTGCCAATTTTTCGAAAGGATATTTAATTCTTTCTTCATAAATTTTAGACCTTTCTGCTGGGTCGGTTGATTTGTTGTACTCTATGATTGCTTCTTGAGCAGGTGTACCAAAATATATTTTGGATTTTTTTCTTCTTTTTTTGGGCATATTATATATCTTCGTTTAATTCTTCAACAATCTTTTTCAGTTGACCAAAAGTGGCTCCAACTTCATCATCTTTTTCAAATGCTTGTTTTGTATCAATAACTCTCATTTGGTCAAGAGCCGTTATAACTCTATTTCTAACTGAAGTAACAGTTCTAACTAACCTATCTTCAAGTTGTTCGTTCTGTCTTAAAAGGTTTCTAATACCCACCAATAAGACAATGTTCAGTATTACTGAAACTCCTATAATGATATTATAGGTTGTAAATATTTCTAACATATTATTCTAAGTTTAATTTGTATCCACTAAATTGTGTAAGGTAGGAAGTTAATTTTGTACCATTACCATCTCTGAATTCTTTTCCTTTTCTTAAAAACCTTTTAACATTACCTGGTCCTGCTAAGTGTGCAGCTGCTAATATTCCACTTTCGGTAATCTCGTTACCATTTATAGTTTTACCTTCCCATTTATCAATATACTTCTGAAGTATTTTTTTGTTGTGTAAAAGTAAATCTAACATTGCTTTTTCTTGTAAGTAAGGTGAATTAAGAAATTGTTCTTTTGATACATCGTATCCTAATGATTTGAGAGTTCGTTTACCAAATTGGTATTTTCCCATATAACCCCAACCATTTACAACATCGTATCTGTTTGAGGATTCTCTCATTCCTATTGCTTCAAGAAACATATCGTGTTGATTTATTTCTATCTTAATAGGTTCTATTTCTATTTCTACAAGTTCAACTGGTTTAGGTTCTAATACCTCTGCTACTGGTTGAACTTTTGGTAATATAATGTTGGCTGTGAAACCAACTAATCCCAATGTTACAAACATTGAAATTAATACTGTTAATATTTGTTTTCTCATAGGGATTGCTCCTTTTGATTTACTATGTAAATATACGAAAAATTTTCGATATATCCAAATTTTTAGGGAGTTTTTTTAACACTCACCTATCGGCCCATAGTATAAACCTTCTGTAACTTCATCTTCTTCATCTGGTATTCTTTCTAATACCTCATTTGTCATTTTAAGAAGTTTTTTATTTTCTTCTACTAATTCTCGCCACAACTCCATATTAAAATCAATTTGTTCTTTGATTTCTTCTTTAGTAAAAACTTTTTTTTCTATAAGTAAATCCATAATACTCTGAGTTACTAAACTCTGAGTTAATAGTTTACTCTGTAATTGTTTTATCATTGTTTTTGATATTAAGTTCATCTAATAAATCTTTTAATTCATTTTTATCTTCATTTCCAAAAACCAAATCACCAAATGATTTATTGATTGATTTATTACCATAACCTAATGCGGATGCTAATCTAACACAAACAACTTTATACTCATTGATATCCATATCATCTGGTACATCAAATTCTATTTTGTTAGCCTCTCTATTTGATTCTATAAAGTCTTTATCAGTATAGCTAAATATAAGTTTTCCCATGTTTTCGTTTCTTTTATAAGATTTCAGCACCTTGTGAAAGTAAAGGTTGTGCCTTTTTATATTTCATAAATTCGGTAGTTCCATCTGATAGTTTAACCATCACTCTTTCATTTCTACCATATTTTTTTTCTCGTATGATTGTTTGTGTATATCTTCTATCTGTTATCAATCTACCTTCAAGGTGGTCAATCTCGTGTTGTGCTACAACACACTCTAACATACCTTCATCATTATAGAATTCTTCAGATGTTTTCCATTCTTCTTTTGAATCAGGTGAAAATATTACTGTTCCTAAATTATCACACTCTACTGTTAATGTTTTAAATCTTACTGTTTGAACCGGTTTACGCATTGTCTTAGGCATAGATAAACATTGTTCTACATAAACAACTGATTCCTCTGATACTTCTGCAACTCTTGGGTTGATTAGTACCAATGGTTCCTTTACATTGATTACACAGGCTCTTTTATTTATTCCTATTTGATTTGCCGATAACCCTATACCACCATGTTTCTTTAACTCTTGAAGAAGTGTTACTGATATTTCATCAATCTCTTCTTGAGTGAATGGCGATGGTTCTATCTTTGTTTTAAGTTTACTTGGGTCTTGTATTAATTTCATTTAACTAATTTTTTTGTTGTATAATCTCCACCGAAAGGTCTTTCATAAACTGTTTCTCCTCCATCTGGTGATTCAAAGATTTTAATATCTTTGTGTTCTTCTAAAAATTTTTCTCTTTGTAAGTAAATACTTCTTACTGCTTTTCCAAGTTCCATATCGTTTGGATACTCTTTAACTAATTTTTCTAAATTCATAATTTTATTCTGCTATGTTTAAATATTTTTCCAATAACCAAGATGATGATTGAATCTTTTTACCAAGACCCCATACTGAATCTATTCCGTATGAATTACATACATCATTTTCTGGTGTAGTTGTTTCGGTTCTATCACCACCATTACCAAATGCCATTTCACCTTTTAGTAAATCACCATTTTCGTTTACATATTTTTTTCTTGCATGGTCAATGAAATCAATTGCTGTATCATCTCCATGTATAAGTGGATTCATCACATAAACATAATCCACATCTTTAAGGTTTTCCATTATGAATTTTCTTTCATCTTCTTTCATAAATTGTTTTCCTTTTTTTCTAAACAACCAACTATCGTTGTTTAATCCTATCCAAACTTCATCTGCTAACTTTTTAGCATTTTGGATACATTCTATGTGGCCTTTATGAACAGGGTCAAATCCACCACTAATTAATATTACTTTATATTTTTTACTCATTATAAACTATTTGTTATACAAATATACGAAAATTATTTTACAATTCCAAATTATTTCCAAGAAAATCCTGCACCCATGTGTCCAAACTGTGCTGTATTACTAAATATTGGTTTTCTTAATTCTAAGAAATCTATAATTCCTTTAGGTGATAAATCATATCCTTTGATAAACTCGTGTTCTCCATCAACTATTGCAGTTGCTTGAAGTGGTTGGTCATATCCAATTGCATAAGCAAGTTGAACTACAACCTCTTGTACCTCTGGTCTTTGTTCTAAGATATCTACTGCGATTCTTCTTCCCATATAAGCTGCACTTCTATCAACCTTAGTACAATCCTTACCACTAAATGCTCCACCACCAAGTGGAACTCTTGGGCCATAATTATCAACTGCTAGTTTTCTACCAGTTAACCCAGCATCGGCAGTGAACCCACCAATGTTCCAATCACCTGCAGGATTACAATGTAGAGCTTCAATATGATACTGAGGGAAATCTTCAAAGTATTCCATTACTAATTTTTGTAATTCATCTGCTGGTGCGCTCTGAAATGAACATACAACTCTTAATGAGTTTCCATTCATTGTTACTTGTGTTTTACCATCGTAAGGATACTTATCAAATACAGATTTATTAAGTTCTCTCGATAGGTAATATTCTTGTGGTAAAAATTCTTCATTATCTCTACAAGCATAACCAATCATAATTCCTTGGTCTCCTGCTCCACCTATATCAACTCCTTGAGCAATCTCGGGTGATTGAGTATTTAAGTTAGTAATTACTTCAATAGAATCATCAGTAGTAATATCTTTCACTACTTGAATAATTTCATCATCTGTAATTTTGTATTGAGAAGTAACTTCTCCTGTAACATAAACCAAACCATTACCACCAGCAGTTTCAATTGCTACTCGTGAATTTGGGTCGTGTGTTAAGTGAATATCTAATAGTGTGTCTGATATTCTATCACACATTTTGTCTGGGTGCATCGGTGATACACATTCTGCTGTTCTAATCATTTATTCTGATTTTGTAATTAATGTTGTTATAATATATAAAATAAAAATTGGTACTGATGGTATAAAGAAAAGGAGTATAAAAAGTAATCTCCATAACAATGGGTCTGAATCTGTATAATTTCCTAACCCACCACATATACCAGCTAAACTTCTTTCAGTTTTACTTCTTCTAAAATTTCTCATCTAATTCTTGTTGTAATTTTTGAATTTCTTTTTTAATTTTTTGAGTTTGTGGTTTGACCATTTTTAACTCTATGATTTTTTCAATTTTTTCTTTCTTATCCATTTTGAATCTGTGATTTTAAATCTTTATACTTTTTATTCCACTTTGATATTTCTTCTTTATATCCTTTTTTAATTAAATCTTGTTTTTCAAGTTCTTGTTTAAGTTGTAGATTTTCTTTTTCGAGTTGTTCTATTTTCAACTCATATAGTTTTAAACTTTGCATAATTAATTTGATAAGGGTGCTTTAATTGTTGGTTGTGATTGATATCCGATAATCTCGTATTCAAACTCACCATCTAAAAGATTTACATTTGATAATTTCAAACTTGGTAACTGAAAAGATTTTCTTATTCTTTGTTCTTCAGCTTGTTCTAAATGATTTTTGTACAAGTGAGTATCACCCAAGTTACCAATTAGTTCACCTGGTTCTAAATTAGTTTCTTCACATAATAGTAGTAATAACATTCCATAAGATGCAATGTTAAATGGCAATCCTAAGAAAGTATCAACACTTCTTTGATTCCACATTAAAGATAGTTTACCATCGTTTACATAACATTGAAATCCATAATGACAAGGTGGTAGAACCATCTCATCTAACTCTGAAGGATTCCAAGAGTTTACCATTAATCTTCTACTATCAGGATTTTCTTTTATAAGTTCTATAAGGTTTTTAATTTGGTCTACTTTATATGTTGGTGATGAACCATGTCTTTTTTCAATTCTTCTCCATTGTTTTCCATAAACAGGTCCAAGTTCTCCCCAAACCCTAGCGAAATCATCATCTGTTTTAATTTTTTCTACAAACTCAGGAAGAGTAAGTGGTGCATCTTCCAACTCATAGTTATATGTTCTTTCATATGTTTTATAAGCATCACCATTCCAAATATTACATCCATTATCCACAAGATACTTAATGTTTGTATCTCCTTTTAAAAACCATTTTAATTCTGTCATGATTGATTTAATTGCCATCTTCTTTGTTGTAAGAAGTGGGAATCCCTCACTCATCTTATGTCTAATTTGTTTACCGAAAACAGATATTGTTCCTGTTCCTGTTCTATCGGTTTTTTCTTTACCCTCAAGTAAAATATCTTGAAGTAAGTTTTGGTATTGTAAATCTAAGTTATTCATTATTTTCTAACATTTTTTTAAGTCCTCGATATCCCTCTTTTTCACTATAATCGTAATCTGAATTTATACTTTCTGCCTTTTGCATAAATGGGTCGTTGTTTACTTTACTCCAATTAATTTTATCATCATTTTCAAATTGTTGTTGAGTTACAAACATATCTTCCCAACCAATTGTAAGTAAGGGACTGGTATAAACTTGGAATCCATTAGCAAGTAATGATACTATTCCAAATGTTCTATTGTGTACACAAATACCAAAAACTCTTCCGGCAATTAAAAACTTATCAGTTTTATTAAATTTTTTAGTAATATCAAGGTAGTTGGAGTCTCTTTTATTCTTAAGATAATAGTTTTCACCCCTTTCACCTAACACATAAGTATTAATATTGTTTTCGTTTGCAATATTTTCTATATAATTAGAAACATTTTTTTCAGGCCTAATCCATTCTCTATTTTTTAAGTTAGGACCAAGATTACCATTTGATATTAATATATTTTTAAATGTAAACCCTTGAAGATTATTAAGTAAAGTTCTATTCATAGCATTATATACATCTATATTATGTGGTAACTGTCCTGGTTCACCTGTTTGTTTCAAAACATCCACATTCCATAAATCTATTATTACTAAGTAATCAAATTCTATATTTTCCTTCATATGAGGTTTTCTTTATATTGTCTTAGTTTATATTTAGGGTCTAAATATTTGTTAAGTTTATTTTCATTAATATTAATATTCCATGATTTAATTATATCTAAAGATTTTTGCCTATCCTTACCATATAAATCCTCGTAATAAGTAATAGGTATGTTTAATTTTTTTGATATTAATTTTATTTCTTCTTTTTCTTTTTTTAAATCTTCAAACCTGTTATCTGATTTAAAATCTTTTTTATATTCTTGAGGTATATCACTTGGTGTCCACTTTAACATAACTGACTGTTTGTTATCCATTCTCCACATCATGTGTAAGTAACTTTCTTTATGTTCTTCTTTATTTAATCTATCAAGTATTATAACTCTATCAAACTCTCTAATAAATTTCTTATAAAAAGATAAACCATCTGTATCTAAGTTTTTAGGCTTTTGCTTACACAAACATTTTACACAAAGCTTTGTATAATCATTAAAATTAGAAATTGGATAATCTAAATTCGTACCATAATTAATACCTGAGTTAAATGGTTCACTTAATTGATAAAACCCTTGGTCTCCGAATCCTTTTAATAAAGAAGATGTTCCACTTCGTGAAATACCAAGTATTAATATTCTCATTTACTTATATTTTCTAATCTTTCTATTTCGTTTTTAATTTTTATATTCCAAGGACCCCAAGTAATATTATCAACCATCCACTTTCTATAATAAGGTGGGATTGATGCAACTGGTTTACCTTTATATTTTCCAAAGGTCATATATACTTTTTCTATATCACCATCTTCGTTTGTTTTTTCTGCAAGATTAATACCACCTTCTAAGTGAATACCAATTTCGTGCATTGGAATACCTGTGATTTGTTTCTTACCCTCACCAAACAATTCCCATTCTTCACCACCAGTATCTTTGTAATAAAGTTCTTCTACTTTACCAAACTTTTCTACTGAACCTACAAAATCAACCACCAAACAATTTTCTTTTTGTGGATGAATACGAGTTCCTCTACCAACAAATTGATACCACCAAGATATAGATGCGGTTGGTCTACCTGTAATCAAACAATCTAATTCAGGATAATCAAACCCAACTGTAAGTACATTAACTTGTACGATAACTCGTATCTGTTGGTTTCTAAATTCTTCTATGATTCTTTTTCTTTCTTGCTTAGGTGTACCACCATGTACTACTGCTGCTTGAGGAATCTTTCTAGCAAGTTCTGTTGCTTGTTCTATCGTTGGTACTGCAACTAATATAGATTTTCTATCATATACTTCTTCAATCTTTTTTACAATCTTATCACCAATGTTTTGGTTCTCATAAGAACGAGCAATAGATTCTTGTGTATATTCTGCACCACTCGAATTATAAACTAAAGCACCAGTATCGAAATCATAAGATTGATATTCTAATGGAGTCCAATAACCTAACTTAACAATATCTTGAATCTGAGAAACATGAAGGATGTATTTAAAGAACACTCCATGTTTAGAACGATTTGTTAGCATTACCAACTTTGAAAATGGACCGGTATCTCCCATGTTGGTTTGTAATTTTAAGGGGGTAGCAGTAAGACCAAGTATGTGAGTTGCTTTCATACCATCCACAAATCTCCTTAATTGTCCTGATTTGTTTCTTGGGTATCTATCGCACTCATCTATGATAATCTTAGTGACCCCCATCTCTTTAAACTTATACGCAATATTGATTATGGAACCAATCGTTGCATAAGTTACATCACCTAATTCTTTACTTCCCATTGAAGCAGAATAGATAGATGCCTCTCCACCGAGAGTTATAAACTTGTCATAGTTTTGTTCTAAAAGTTCTTTTGATGGTTGTAGAACCAAAATCTTCTCACCAAGTTCTTTTGCAATTGCAGCGATAACAATCGATTTACCGAAGGCAGTTGGTGCTACGATAATCGATGGTTTCATTTTTGGAGTTCGTAAAAACTCAACTCCAATTGCTACTGGTTCTATTTGGTTTTCTCTTAGTTTCATTTAGTGACAACTAACATTATATTTTTAAATTAAGGTATTATTGTTATAATTTTTTACAAATGTTGACCAAGATGAAATTGGAAATGGTATAAATGATTTACAATTAATTAGTGAAAATAAATCAATTAAATTTCCTAATACTGAATTGTTAGGCCACTTTGTAAATTTGTTTTCAATAATATTTCCAATATCTTTATAAAGATGATTTTTAGTATAAATACTTTCTTTAAATTTATTAATAATTGGTTCAATAAATTTATCATCAACATCATATGATATATAAAATTTTTGATTTTTGTTTTTTTCTAATATAGATTTAATTAAATTAACATAATACTCGTTTGATATATATCTTGGGATTGGTTCTGCATCGGAAATACAAAATTCATATTTTTTCATATATGGTATTATATCCATATCTTCTTCTTTTACAACCCCACTAATACCAAGAACATCTTCATATCGTTTTCCTAGTTCAGGAGGAAAAACTCCATTACCCCTTCTTATATGAATTCCAATTAAGTTATTACATTTATTTTTTATATATTCGTTTACTTTATCGTTTTTAAATTTTATTTTAGCTATATTTTTTTTAGCCTTATAGTTAATTAAATAACTACCATCACTATATAAAAAATTAGTATAATATTCATTTATGTTTTTAAACTCATCAGAAAAACATAAATCTAAGTTATTAATTGGTTGGATATTATTTTCTATTAAAAACTCTTCTTTATCTTTTTTATAAGTTTCATATAAATCATATCCATAGTCAAAACAAATTGTATTTGGTAAATCTATATATTCCAACTCTGGCCACCATTTTTTTTCTACATATATTTTATATTCAAAATTATGATATCTTGATATGTTATATACTTCATTCCAATGAAATAATCTGTTAGTTAATGCGGAATCAGGTGCTATTTCTGAAAAGTGTTTTTCTTCATTACTTAGCTCATCAATTGATTTAAATCCACGAATGATACAACCTAAGTGAATTTTTTTCATAATTTGTATTTTTTTTTCCACAACTCCTCGAAGCCAGAACCCCATCCTATTTGAAGGATTTCGTTTTCGTGAGGAATATATGGTTTTCTTTTATTACCATCTAAGATATCATCCGGTCTTATGTGAGTAAAAACCTCTAATTTAATTTTAGAATTTTTACGAGGACTCTTATGTACTACAACTACCGGTATTGATTTATTTAAATTACCCAACTATCTTTACAATTTTTACTTCACACTCTTTCCAATTTTTTAAGAGTTTTTCTGAAGCTTGTTTATAATAATCTCTTTCTTTTTTTACTTCGTGATACTTTTGTTCCCACGAAACTTCTTTTTGTACTGTACTAAAACTTGTAAGTAATACTACACCCAATACTAAGATAGTGGATATTACCAACCACTTAATATTCCATTTAATAATTTTTGAATCTTTCATAACTTTTTTTTTAAACCCAAGGAAATAGTAGTGAAACAAGAAATGCAGTAACCAAACCGATTACAGACCAAACTAATATTTTGTAATTGTTTTCAACTTGTCTATCACTTCTACCTTGTTGACTTCTGTATTGTCTTTCGTTCTCGATGTCATTGATTAAGAAACCAATTCTTTCTTTTGCTATTATTGGAGATTCTTCTTCCAATAACTTTTTAATCTGTTTTAGATTTTTTGTAATTTCTGATTTATTCATAGTTTATATTAATTACCACGACCTACTTTACGAATACCCATATTCTTTCCTTTACCCTTTGAATTGGATTTAGGATTGAATTTAGTATTCTTATTATTCTTGTTATCGTGTTTGTTTCCGAAAAATTTACTTCCCATCGTGATGTCTCCTTTTTATTTTTTTATATTTCTTTTTAAGATTTTTAGCATCTGCACTTGCTCTCTTCTCAATTGTTTCTAAAGTTTCTTTAACTTTTTTTCTTTTCTCTCTTGCAGTTTCTGATTTCTGTAATCTTTTACCTCTGTCCATAATTAAATAAATTTATCATTCGTATTGAATATTAACCGCATTTTCAAAAGCGGAATAATTTGGATGATTTATTGGTAAATATTTATTATTATAATTATTTTCTACCCATTCATCGTAATGTACTTCCCACATTTCTGAAATACCTCTTCTTATAAATTTTGTGGACAATCCGCCGTTGCTTGGATTTTTATGTTTTAATATTTTTTTATCCACCAATTCTTTTGTTGCTACAGCAAGTCCTGTATGTGATGTTTTATGTTTTTCTATATCTAAGTATTGAATCCATGTTTTCATAGATTCTTTAGTACCATACATCCATATATCATTAAAAAAGGTACCATTGAATAAATCAGAAGGAGTGTTGGTATATATGGTATTATTGTTTAGATTATATAATGATTCTAATTCAAACATAGATTTATGATTATGTGGTGCTATAATTACACTATCCATTCTTATCATAAATATATTTTCATATGAATCCCAATTATTACTTGTAAGTACATCATCTAACGCATGTTTCCAATGATATATCATACAAGCAGTGGTATAATCTTTATTTGCCTTTTTCCATGAATGTATTCTACATGCCTTTGGGTTCAAAGATGAAAACATTTCTTGCGTTATCCATTCTTTATATTCAAATGATATCTGATGTTTGTTATCTTTTGGTAAAAAATATTCATTTGAATTTTCAGTAAAATTAGATAAATCAAGATTTTTTGGATTAAAATAAGGTATTGTTTTGATTTTCCAATCATTTATTAATTTATCAAATTCTACCCAACAACATCTTTTTTCGGTACTTAAATCCCAAGTAGATATAAAAATATCAAAATTATCAGGTATGTTCCAAAACTTACTTGCAGTTTCAAAAGTTCTATATTCACCAAATATTATAAGTGCCTGTTTTTTCATTTTATAAATGGTAATATAGATAACTCTTTTGCCTTAGCCTCTACCATAACATCTACATCGTTACCATATAAGTTAGGTAACTCGTTGATATAATCTGAGTGAGCCTGTGGTTTGAGTTTCTCATTGTTTTCATGTAATTGTTTTGATTCCGAATAGTGAACTATCGGTTTAATATCTTTTGGCCATGTAGAGATTGCCAACTCCAATGCCTCTTGTTCTGATAAACCACCTGTATTGAATGTGTGGTGATGATAATCAAATACAATAGGAATACCAATTCTTTCGTGTATGTACATCAAATCTTTTACTGAGTACATAGATGCTTTATCATCGTTCTCTACTGTCAATCTACCTTGTACTGCTGGAGAGAGTTTTTCAAAGTTCTTACAGAATCTATCCATAGCAGAAATCTTATCACCATACACACCATTACAATGAATGTTTAGTTTGTTGTATGGAGTACGAGATAGCCCCAACATATCAAATACTTTACCATGTAATTCTAAATCGGTAATTGTATTTTCTACAACATGGTCACGAGGAGATACAAGTACATTGAAAGGGCCAGGATGTGCGGTAATACGAATACCATTGGTAGTTGCATAATGACCACACGCCTGAAGTATTGTTTCAATTCGTTTGTAGTATGGTGAGTTTTCAATACCATACTCTGAAGCCCATGGAAATATATCAGAAGATAATCTGAAACATTTGATGTTATTCTGATTGTTCCATTCTAAAATAGTGAATAAGTCTCTGGCGTTTTGAAGAGATAATTCACCAGCATAATCTACACCCTTCTCTAAGAAGGTTCTTTTAATCATTGAACGATTAGTAGTTACTTTTGGTTTTTGTTTACCAAGAGTCATGTTAATACAAGCGTATCCTAAATTCATATTTATTCTTTTATAGTTTATTTACTAATGTAAATATACGAAAAAAAATTGATATATCCAAGCTTTATAGTGAAAAACTTTCACCACATCCACAAGTTCTTTGCGCATTTGGATTAGACCATTCAAATCCTTTACCATTCAATCCACTTGAATAATCCAATTGTGAACCTAAAAGATACATAAAAGATTGTTTATCTACAACTACATTTATACTTTCGGTTTCGAATGTTTTATCTCCTTCAAGTAAATCATTCTTTTCACCAAACTCCATAAAGTATTGTAAACCACTACAACCACCACTTAATACACCAACTCTAAGGTGATGTGTTTCTGGTGATTTATCTTCTTCTTGTAAGTTTTGTAGTAATTGTTTATTTGCTCTTTCTGTAATCTGTACTGACATATTAATATGTTTTTGAGTTAAAATCTGTTGGGTATTGTTCTTTAATTCTATCTAATTGACCTTGAGAACCTCCCTTTTTAGTTATCCAATAGTTAATTGCGTTTCTATCATTAATCCATCTTTCTCTTCTTGACCAATCAAACCAAGGATGTTGGTAATATGGGTTACCATCAAAAGAGTTTTTCCATCCTGTTGATTCGTAGTATTTTCTTTTTTCTTCTTCAGTTACAATACCATCTTTATCTAAATCTGCAATATCAAATTCTTTTTTCTTTCTTGGTTTTCTTTTTTTAGGTAATGGTTTAATTTCTAATAATTCTTTTACTTCAATTTCTTCCAATGGAGTTTCATCTTCATCTGGCTTTTCATCATATAACTCTCTCTTACGAATTACTTTATCTTTTTTAACAATACCACTATCTACTCTAACTGCATTGTTAAAAGCAACTACAAGTGCAACTGCAAGTGGGTCAAATACAAATATAATAATTAAGATTAGGTAATTAATAATCCTATCCATACCAACACCAGTCAATCCACTTAGATATTGTAGTGGTCCTAATTCTGATGCTCCTTCTAAGTTTGTATCTAACTCTAAGATTTTTATCTGTATTGATTGTAGTGAATCTGCTGCTACTTCTCTTTTGGATTGAACACCTTTCCTATTTTCTTCTTCAACTTCAATACGAGATTGTGATAACCTAAGTTCTGCAGTGGAGATTGTGGTTCTAACGCCTCCAACCACCGAGGTGTCTCGTACTTGGATTTGTTGAGATTTAGCATTGGAAAGAGTACTAATGTTATTAGATATTCTTTCAAGTTCTTTATCATATCTAGCAACATCATCAGAGTAGAACTTTTCTTTTTGTTGTAAGAATACTTTTTGTTTTTCATTTACTGAGAATTGATTAAAGGTATCTTGAAACGCAGATGTAAGGAATCCATATATACCAAGTGAAGTAATTAATACAAGTATAACCACACCTGTAACTAAATACCATCTAAATACTTTATTTATCTTTTCCCAATAGTTGTAAAGATATCCTGCGGTAATTAGTTTTGCCGCTTCAAGTGAACTTGCCATTAAGATTACAGATAATGAAGCACCAGCAAATAGTTTCGATAATCCACTTACCGAAAAGAAAGCGGCATTAAATGCTACAAAAAGAGCTGATAACCCTAATAGTAAAGTTCTAAATTTCATTTGATATTATCCTCGTTCTACAACCTCTTGGATTTCACCAAGTACTTTGATTACTTGTTGTAGATTCGAATCTGCCATTTTGGAATCAGCAGGTCTTTTTCCTGTTACCATCTCTTGTACTACTGTTAATTTAGTAATAGAAGATTCTAAACTGTTTGTAACCCTACCTTTATATATTTCTTTCATATATGATATGTTTTATTGTGTACTTATAAATATTAAGATATAAAAAAAGGGAGATTTTACAACCCCCCTTCCTTTTTTCTGATTATGGATATTAATAAGAAATTTTCAAAGACTTGGCCTTTTTATTTACTTTCTTATCAATTTGGAGAGTGAGTAACCCATTATCAAACTTAGCAGTTGTTTTTGTACCATCGTAATCAGTACCAACCGTAAGTGTTAAATCAATATCTTTTACAAAATGAGAAGTTCCTTCTCCTTTTTTAGATTTGATTTTGATTTCTTCTTCAGTAACATCTACTGTAATATCTTTCGGATTATGTCCAGCAGTGTTTACAATAACTTGTTGTTTTCCATCTTCTAACACTTCTGCCTCGAAAGATGAGTTTAACCTGTTTGTTGTTTTTGTTGTGTAGATATCTCTAAAAAAATTATCTACGAAATTTTCATTAATTGTGTAAAACATAATATTCCTTTTTTAATTATTAAACATTTACTATATATTGTACCAAATCTATACCAATCTCAAAAGTATGACAATTTGTCATTATATTCACTTTTGGTTATGACAATTTGTCATTCTAAATCTCTCTTGGTTAATGCACGATATAAAATTTCTAATTCTTCTTCTGTTTTACAAATACCTAAACCAAAAAAATCAGATATCTCAACAATATATTCTCCTTTATTTAAACCAAGTTCTTTCCACTCATCATTAGCAGAAGAAATAAATATAGGTGCATGTTCATCTGGATTATCTTTTGGTAGAGGTAAAATATAATATGTATATTTAGTTGGTTCTTCTGAATTAGTTTCTTCATATTCAGTATGTTTTTCCCAACCTTGCCTTTCAAATGTTTCCTTGGTAATTGGTATAAAAGGAAATTCAATAAAATCTTTACTCATTATTCTAATACAATTTTTATAGTATCAGTAACAAGATATTCTCGTATTGTACCTGTTAGTATTAAGGTATCTCCCACCATTGTATTGATTGGTGCTATTACATTATGAACTTTACCATCAACCACATAAGATGCTTGATTAGATGTACTTACATCCTCTCCTTGATATACCCAAGTAAGATTACTATCCCAACTTACTTTTAATGGTTGATTTGAATAATAATTATCAATAGTACCACTAACTGTGTGTATTGTTTGGTTTGTATCTTGATTTAATTCTAAATGATAATACCCATTACCATCGATTGGTAACCTACCATCTATTTCTAATGTTGGTTGTTCTAATAAAAATATATCATCATCTTGTGTTGTACATGATGATGCTAAAATCATTAGTACTACTATTAATACAAGTACAAAGTAGTTTGATAGTGTATTTAAAAAATCTTTCATTATAATAAATAATCTAAGATAGAATCCCAATCAGGATATTCGTTTGGTTTGTTATCATTTTCCCAATCATATCCAAATCTTAATAGTTCACCACTAAACTCACCAGCACCATTCTTTAATCTATCATCAATAAGATAATCACCCATCAACAAATCTTTTCTGTGAGTGGTAAATAATCTTTTATGGAAGGTATCACCGAAGTAATCTTCTAACCAAAATCTTTTGTCAGTAAGAGATTGTGGATTACCCCAAGGAGCCGAGGTAGCTATGAACAATTCATACTTACCACTTTCGTGTAATTTTTTTATAGCTTCGATAGCTCCTTTATATGGTGGAGCAATTCTAAACAAACCTTGTATGTGGTCAGGAAATGATTTGTATCTTTCTTTTAGGTGGGGATGATTTGTAAACCAATCTTCAATTGCTTTACCAAAGTCAACTAAGACTCCATCCATATCAATGTAAACTATTTTTTTGTTCAATATGTTTTTTTTAATGTTATTATTATCACGCATTTACTATGTAAATATACGAAAAATATTTGGATTTACCAAGCTTTTTCTTACTTTTTTTTATATAATATTTTTTTTGTTATCTAAGTATTTAAACCGAGGGTGTAGGTCTTTATTTAATAATTCTTCATCTATATCAAGATTCCATGATTTTATTATAGATAATGATTTATTTCTATCTTCTCCATATAAATCTTCGTACCAAGTAATATCAATTTTTAATTTTTTTGATAATAGTAGCAGTTCTGATTTCATTAAATATAAATGAGTGTGAATATTATTAGTAATAAACTTTTGTATATATGATTTTGGTATTTCACTTTCTTGCCACTTTGTGTTAACAGAAGATTTATTTTCTATTTTATAAGTAAGATTAATAAAACTATTTAAATGTTCTATTAGGTTTTTTCTATCTAACAAAATTATTTTATCAAAGTATTTTGTAAAATCAAGCTGATGTTGAAAATAAATTGTAGGGTTTATGTGGGGAAATGGATAAAATTCAACAGATTCTTTTTTAGATGTTGGTATATCCCACATTAATTGTTTTACTACAACATCATTACTTTCGGTTAATTCTTTTAATGGATATGGATAATTATGTATTTTTTTAGCATTATCTCCATATGGTTCAAAGAACCCTTTGCCTTTTTGTTTTTGGATATGGCGTAATAATGAGGTAGTTCCTGCTCTTGGTAACCCCAATATTAATAATTTCATTTACTATTTTATATGAGACCTGAATCCTAATACTGGTACATGGCCTGTGATTTCTATTTCTCTTTTCTTAATAAATTGTTTAGATACTTTAAGAGTTTCTAAATCAGTTTCGTTCATTACCCAGTCTTTGAATAAGTAAGTTAGTAATTTACTTTTAATTGTTTTAATCATAATTTTAAAATTTATAGTATTTGTGATTTATCTATTAGTGTGTTTACAGTTCCTATTATACTACTACCATAATCTACTGATACTCTAACACAACCATTAAGGTCTGCATCCCATTCACATTGGTAGTTATTATCGGTAACAATTCCTTCTTGAATTTGTCCGTACTTGTTTTCAAATTTTACTTTATCGTTTACTTTAACATTCATATCTTAATTATTTACATAGTAAATATACGAAAAATAAATGAGAAAAACAAGCTTTTTTTCAATTATTTTATGTTAATATTATGTTAAATTATTTACTATGAACAACCCAATTTTCTACTATATACGAAGAGTTTGATTCAGTAGATAATGAATAAACAGGTTCATCTTTACAAGAAATAAATGTAATATCATTAACAGTTGTCCATCTGTTGTTATCTTTTAGTATAACATCATTTGTTTGAAAAATTTCTTCAGGAGTACCAGTACTATATGGTTTTATTGTTGAAAGTGGTGTGATTGCTCTCCAACCCATTAATGTTAAAAATGAAACTGTTGGTGTAAATTTAATAGATAAATTATTAAAAGAAAAATATCCAATTTTATTATATCCAACACTTTCGTTTAATTCAATAAAATCACTTAACTTTTTATCAGAATAATTTTTTTTTACTTTTGAATATGTCCATTCTTCTGATAAATCATCCCAAGAAGCAACCGTATCTCCTTTTTTAACATCAGATATATTTACTTCATCTAATAAAGAAGAATTTCTGTTAAGTATCTTTACTTTACAGGAACCTAAAAAGTATGCCATCTATATAACTTTTTTTATTTGTTTATTTTTTATTTTTTTTCTACTCCTTGAAAGTGTTGTTATATATTTTTTAATTTTTCCACACATTCTATAATCTTCTGCTTTCAAAAACCAATCAGTAGCCACTTCTAAAAATTCATCATATTCATAATCATTAATTACAATTGCATTACCTGCATTTGGATGAACTATCAGAACAATCTTTTCTTGATTTTTTCTAATAGCACTACATACTCTATCGGTAACTTGTTGGTAAACATGCACTCCATTTTCTTCTAAAAAGTTATCAACTCGTTTTGAGGTACCAGGTATAAGGTACTTTCTCCAATCAACTGTATTTAATAATCTCTGCTTCATTCTATTAAAATCCCCCTGCTTTCCATCTCATAGTTGCTGAGTTCCAAGTGTATCGTGTTCCTTGATAAAACCTTTGTTCACCAGGAAAGTTACCAGGTGTATCAAAGGGTTGGTATTGGTTTCTTGGTTTTTTATTACCAAATAATCCACCAGTTGATTGAGCATTTTCAGCTTGTTGCCTTCCTCTTTCTCTTAATCTATTAAAAAATCCTTTTTGCTCATTATCTAAATCAAAATCAAGTTCACTATCTTGGAATCCAAAATTTTCAACACCTGTTATGTTACTTCCTTGATATTGTGAAATACTAAAATCTGTTCTTTCTTGTATCTTAATTGTACCACCTTTAAAATTTCGTGTATTAGATATATCTAGTAATTCATCTCCTGATGCAACTTCCCATTTACCCATTTGATTTACATCTCTTAGTTCTACATTTTGTTTATTTTCTGCAGGAGATAGTAACCACTCAATGTGAGCTCTAAGTGTTGGAATATCTGAAATAGAATCTGTTACTGTTACTGCAGCATACTCTTCTTTACTTTTAAATATTTCATTTAACCAATACTCACCTTCCTCTATTTCTTTAAAAACTATATCTAATAAACTAGGATATCTTTTTTCAAATTCAGCTGTTTCATTAGCTCTTTTAATATCTTCTTCTAATCTATTAATATTAGGATTCGTTTCATCATTAATATCTGATGATGTTTCTATCTCATCTAATTTAAATAAGTTTTCAGAACTATCGTTGTGGAATTTACCTGTCATTTTAATCCCACCATCCATTTCATGATAGTAACCAACAAATGAGGTTCCATCTGATAAATAAAATTCATCACCAGATGTATATTTTGCTTTTGTTGTTGGAGGTTTTAAAATATCAATTTGTATTGGTTTTGGTTTTAGGGGATTTACTATTGAACCAATACCACCCCCACCATAGAAATTTCCTATACTAATTCCACCTTCGAATCCGCCTCCATCAAAATCACCAAGCATAGATTCGTTTCTATCTCTCTGCTTAAAATATTCCTCTAAATTTAAATCAGGTACTTTGTATTCCATTTATAATATTCCTTTTATATAAATATTATAAATTATATTAGTTGGTAAGTGTGTAATATGCTTTTTCTATTGCTTCGTGTATGGTAAGAAAGGGGTCATCTTTTCTGAGTTGCGAAACAGTTTTCCACAATTCATCCTTAATTCCTAATGAATGTGATTTATATAATAGTTCTTCTGAATATTCTTCGCTTGTAAATCCCATTGATACAACCTCCTTGTATTATATAAATATAGTTATCCTAAAAATTCATCATCATAAAACTGAATTTTTACTCCAGCTTCTTCTAACATTTTCCAACTTCTTTCGTAGTTTTCTTCCCAATGGTCTCCTTTGGTAGTATTACCTCGTTCACAAAAGATTCGTGTAATACCAGCATTGATAATTCCTCTTGCACAATCACAACAAGGAATACCACAACTTAGATACATTGTACAACCTTTAGTTGATACTCCTATTCGAGCTGCATTGTAGATAGCGTTTCTTTCACCATGTTCAAACCAAAAGTATTTTTCTGGTCTTTCTTGTCTTTCTCTGATGTTATCTTGTAAACCTCGTGGGAATGAGTTATAACCAGTAGATACAATTTCCTTATCCTTACCAACAATGATTGCACCAATTTTAGTATTTTCATCTTTGGATTTAAGTTTGACTGTGTGAGCCAATGTTCTAAAGTATTCTACCCATCTCATATTATATAATTATATTGGTTCCCAAATTGCTTCTTCTATTGTTTCACAAAAATAATAAACACCGTCTCTTTGAACTTTAAAAGTAGTATCAACTCCTAACCATTCTTTTATCATACTTACATTCTTACACCTTTCGATTGGTATAATTGCATGAATAACATATGGTGTGTTGTTAATATATTGTATCGGTCTTTTATAAGAAGGGAATCTCATTTATGTAAATATACGAAAAATATTTTAATTGGCCAAACTTTTTAACAGTTTTTTATTATTATTCATCTACTAAGAATATTGTTGTAACAATCTTAATATCTCATCTAATGATTCGTGTCTGTGATTATCTAAAAGAGTTACTGCATAAACATACTTAGATTCCTTAACCTTTGGTACTTCATGTATCGCTGAATCATTAGCAAACTTTAAATCAATTTGTTGTGGGTCTCCTGTAAGAATCATAGTTGATTTTTTTCCTAATCTACCCAATACCATACCAAGTTGTTGTTTAGTTAAGTTCTGAAACTCATCTACAATCACACAAGCATTATCAAAAGTTCTACCTCTAAAGTGAGATAGTGATACTAACTCAATGTGTTCATCTGATTCCATCTTTTGTAATATAGTTGGTTTGTTGTAAACCTTTCTCATATTAGAACGAATAGGAACTAACCAAGGTTCCATCTTCTCATCAAGTGAACCTGGTAGATATCCATTATCTTCATTTGATACTGTTGGTCTTGTTATAACTATTTGATTTATCTTACGAGTAAAAAACATATCTAATGCAATTTGTACCGCAAGAAGTGTTTTACCACTACCAGCTTTACCCATTATGAAGTTATATGGATGATATAAGATGTTGGTCTTTGCCATCTTTTGTTCTTCAGATAAAGTTATTGAAAACTTTATTTTACCCTTTGGGGCTTGTTTGTTAACATTTTGTGTTGCCATTTTATTCCTTTATATTTTTACCCATCCAGCTTTTTGCTGTACTCTTATACTATTTTTATTCCAATCATCAACCTCACATTTAAGTTTATCAATACCCAACTGTTTTGATAATACCAACATATACTTTTTTAATTGTAGTCCATATCCTTTATTAGTATGGAGTTTTGAAACAAATAAATTATGAGTAGTTTTTGTATTAACATCTAACCAATTCCATCCACATATTTCATTATCTAATATTAGTGTTATAAGCTTCCAACCACTATTAAATCTGGTTTTAGCATCTTCTATATCCCACATACCATCCCATTCAATCTCTGAATTAAATGTATCTATTCCTTTTTGTAATGCGATATAGTCTCCATTAAATAGGGAAATATTTGCAGGCTGAATTTCTGATGTTGGGGGGTTTTCTAAAAGATTGTATTCGAAATGAAGTTTGTGACCCATTAATTAAAACTTTATGTTTAATATAAATATTATAACCACATATTAATTAAGTGGTTGTTATAAAATATTTTTTTTATTACTAAACCCAATGTTTGTTGTTAATGTCCATCTTTCACTATCTGTAAGATTTGGTTGAGAACGATGCCAGATTGCAGAATCAAATATTAAAACATCCTCTTGTTTTACCTTAACCTCTTCCCATAACCAAGAATCATTAGTTTTTAAATATTTTTTTCTATGAGAATAATAAGGGTTTTTAAATTCAATATTACCACCATTTTTTGGTAACTCAATATAAAGACAAGCAACAACAACTGAATCATTGTGTGAGTGTTGTCTTACATAACCATCTTTACCATATCGAGAAAACCAAGCGTTTTGTATTTCTAATTCATATTCATTTGGGTATTTTAAATAATCGAATACAAATTTTTTACAAATTGGTTTAATAAAATTATAGTAGTTTTTTAATTCAGGGAGTTGATGTGTTGGTAAAATTTGATTTTCAAAAGAAGTAACTCCATTTTCTTCAAGATGATGTTGGTGTGGATGAGATACTAATTTTTCTGCTATTGGTTTTATAGTTGTCCAATCTAATTTATATTGAGATTTAACCGCAGAATTTTTAAATAAATGAATATTCATTACTTTGTTATATTTTTTATTTTTAATTTTGTTTCCCAATATTTTTTATTACCATACCAATGAAGTACTTCTTCTCCTTTTTTTATATCCTTGACAGCATAAAACTGAATAATTTTTTTATCAAGTATTTGTCTCCAAGTAGCATTATAATTATCAGAGTGATTGTAAATACAACCATACCCCAATGGTAAAACTTGTTCTATATCTCCACTCTCAGTTTTCCATTTAAATTTATAATCCATAAAGAGGTGGGGTAAAAATCCTTTCTTAAGTGGTATTTTTATAATATAGCAATCTTCTATGATTTCATCTTTCTTAATATCATCTGTTGCAAATACACCATATCCATGTATTGAGGAATCTCTTACTTCTAGTTTTTTTGGTTGTATAAGTTTCATTTATATTAATGTTGTGGTCTGATAAAAATCTTTTTCTGTTAGGAAAATTGTTAATGAGAATCGTTCTCCATCAATAACCTCGGTTACTTCATGAATATCTGAACTGCTGAATAAAGAATATGAACCAAGGTCTCTATTTTGTGGTTTATCCTTTACTATCAAATCACCTCCAATATAACTATTTGGATTTGATAGTTGGATTACAAGTGTTTTAACAATAACATCATTAGCGTACTTTGTAAAATCAGTATGTTTTTCAAAATAATCACCTTTAGAGTATTTAACTATTTTTACTGCTTGTTTAGTGATTGACTTAATATTAAGAATGTTAAGTTTTTTAAGAATGAATGATATTAAAGATTTGTTATAACAATCAATATAATGTGCACTTGCGTTTCTTTTTATTGATATTGTCTCATTGTTTGGAAGATTTACAACAAGCGGTTTATTTCCGTCTAATGCCGTATCCTTGTTATAAAAAGATTTAATATAATCACATTCTTCTTTAGTGAATATGATATTTTGCATAAAAGTTAATCTATGTGTTTTGCCTTGAAGTATGTTACAAAGTTAGATAAAGTAGTATTTATGTTTTGTTTTGTAGTATCATCTACTGATACTGTTCTTCTTGTATCAATATCTTCTTGTGAAAATGTCTTATATATTGTTACGCTCATTTTAACTCCTTTTATTTGTTATGTACTATAATTCCATTCGCGATATACGAACTCAAATCTTTTACAGTAATGTTATATACCTTTTCTGATGCATCGGAACGAACTACTTTAATAGATTCTATTTCTATCCACTCTCCATCATGAGATATAGAATCACCAACTTTTAATTCAAGTGGTTCTTGTTCTGATTTATATGGTTCTTGGTTAGAATCAGGTACAAGAGATTTCCATACAAATGGACCACCTTCAACAGTTTCATCAGCTGTAAGGAATGGATGTTCTGGTGTAAATTCTATACCAGTATCGTTAATTGTATAAAGAGATGGTTCATCTCCTAATGATTTACATGCTTCAGCGTGAGATGCAACTGTATGTGAACTATCTACTGCGATTACTTCTCCATCAGCTAAATCATCATTAGTACTATCCCATCCTTTTACAACATCACCTACAACGATATCTTCAATATTTTTTTCACTATCATCTGCCAATGTAATCTTAGTACCAGCCGCAAAACAAGTTGGACCTGGTAAGGATTTAATATTGTGTACCAATAAATCTTCTGCAAAGTATGTATGGTCATCTTTTACATCAATCAAGTGGAATACTTCAAATTCTCCGTCTAAAACTTCTCTTTCAGATAATTTTACTAACTCACCATTTTTGTTAAATAAAGAATCGCCAATTACTAATTCTTCAGCAGCTTTCCATCCACCATTTGTATATATCTTATGTCTTGGTGTTGATTTAATTTCTTCACCATTATCAGTAGTTAATTTAATTAACTTATTTTGAGTTGTAACTCTAATAGTTCCAACCTTTCCTGCTCCATATTCTTTCTTATCATTATTATATGTTAATAATATATCACTTGTGGTTATATCTTCAATATTTTTATAAGTACCATCTTCTAATAAAATTTTAGTTCCTGCAGGGAAACAGTTGTGAGTAATAATTTTTAAGTTGATATCACCATCCTTAAGAATAAATGTATCTGTACTTTCTAAATCTAAAATATATGTTTTATGGTCTCCTTCTAAAACTTGAATATCTTTTGATGAAATATTTACTAAACTACCTGTTGTATCAAGTAATTTATCATTAGAAATATCTAAATCATAAATATCTTTATATCTTAATTTGTCTCCAGCTGTATCGTATATTAAAAGGTGTTGGTTAGCTTGTGCTCTGAAAGTTGCTCCTGTATCTGTTTCTAATTCATAAATTAATTTTCTTGGTAAATCTTCTGATATTGAATTTACAAGTGCAGAAGATGTTGTATATGAACCAGATGGGAATGAACTACCTGGTGATGACCAGCTTGTAAACACATCTACTGAATCGGAATCGGGTGCTCCTTCTATATATGTTGATTTATATCTATTACCAACTACCGTGTCTTTTACTTTAACCGCAGTACCATCTTCATTTACAATTTCTTCTTCCTCAAATATACCACCATATCCATTAAATATTGGGAAGTTAGTTGCAAATTCATAATAGTGTTTTGTATCTACTAAGTTACTACTACCCGATGTGGTTAATGTAGTTGCTTTTTGTAATATAGCATCAACTTCAACAGTTGCAAGATTCATTAAACTTAAATCAGTACCATATATTATATTAAATGAACGAATTGAAGATGCAACAGATGCATCAGTATCATTGTAGTAGTTCATTACAATTGAACCACTCGCTGCACTACTACTAACAAAAGCATCAACTTTTTCAGTTATTGTACCACTTGATTGTAGTTTGTAAAACTTTAAAGAGTGTTTAGGGTTTTCAACATCTTTAACAACAACATCAGGTATATTAGATGCATTCTCACTTCTTAAAAGTGTATCAACTTGATGTTCAGATGTGTTTTGAAACATATTTGGTATAGAACCTGTATCGTTGTTATCGTAATATAATTTTAATAACTCATCATCTTGCTTACAATAAGTACTATCAAATATTGCAGATTCATCATATGCTAATCGTAATATAAATTTACTATCACTATCAGCAACAGAAGTAGGATATATAGTTGAGTATGCCTCAGGATGAGTTACATAACTACCTGTAAATCCATTTACTGCTAAACTCTGTGATAATTCACTTACGAAATTATCGTGAACAACACTTTTATAAATTACATTTACTTCATCAATATTACTAGATGAAATTAGATTAAAAAATTCGGTGAAATCAGTATTGTGCAATGCACCACTTGTAAAGGCAGTATCTGTGTTAAATTCTAATAATCTTAAGTTATCAGAACTGTCTTTTACAAAATCAGCTGAGAATAAAGTACCTTTCATAAATAAGCTTCCTATCGTTTTACTTATATAAATATACTATTTTATATTTTCAATAAATTTTAAAGGATATTAATTTTTTATCTGCGGAGAGAGAGGGATTCGAACCCCCGGATGCTTTCACATCGCTGGTTTTCAAGACCAGTGCATTCGACCGCTCTGCCATCTCTCCTACCAAGGTATCTACTATTGTTCGATAACCTTTTCTACAACTTCAGGAGTTGGTGTTTCCAATTCGGTAGTATCTGCATTTATCAAACCTTCTAACTTTACCGAATTTGAATCTGTTACAACTTCTTCTGTCATTTGTTTTTTACAAACATCACATACTTTTTTATCTTTCTTTTTGTCAGTACAACTAACAAAGATTGATGTTATAAAAAATAATACTAATAGATTTTTCATAATTAATTAATTTAAATTAGTGGAGGATATCGGAGTCGAACCGATGACCTCTTCGGTGCAAGCGAAGCGCTCTAGCCAGCTGAGCTAATCCCCCTAACTATCGTTCAATTTAATATCTTACATATTCATTCTTAATCTGTAAGATTCTTCTTCCATTTTTTCGATTCGTTTTATCAACTCTTGGTTGGTAGGTGGAATCATACCTTTTAATTTAGATTCTAATTTATCTAATCTTGAATCAATAAGAGAATGAACATCCTTATCTAATTCAGTAATGTTACTAGCTAACATTTCAGCATCAGTATCTACTCTATGGTGTATATCTCTATCGAGATTTCTTACCATTCTTTCAGTATCCTCTATATAGGATTCTAAATAATTTAATCGCTTTTTTCCATTAAGTACACCATTCACCGAATACCCCAAAAGGAATATAAAGATTGATGAGAATGCACCTATTACAATATAAAGTGTTTCCATAATTTTATTTTTATTTAATTAAACAATATTTCAATGAACAATAGTTGTAGCCCCTAGGAGAATCGAACTCCTCTTTCTAGGATGAAAACCTAACGTCCTAACCGATAGACGAAGGGGCCAAGAGTTTCTTTTCAGAATATCTAAATGAGTATTTCAATAGATAACTGAAAAAGAAATCTCCAGCAATAGAGTTAAGAAAGAATGGTAGTGCCATTGTATAACATAATAGAATTCCTTCTATTGTTTTTGGATAACCACCCATTAACCAAACTCCAAAGTTGGTAATAATAAAAAAGATAAGTGATGAAATAAACACATTCTTAACCCTTATCTTTTTCCAATAAGTTCCTAATATACTAATAAGGAAGAAAGAACCATACACCCAATAAGAGATACCATAGAAACCTAAATACACATCAGATAATCCCATTGCTATTAAAGGTAAAGAGATACCTAACCACTTATTTTTAAATGTTGTTCCACCAAATAAAGCAAGTGCTGTTATTGGTGTAAAGTTTGGTGGATGTGGTAACAACCTTACCAATACCGCCATAATAACAAATCCTATAAGTAGTAGTTCTCTTTTATTCATCTTCATAATTTGTCCAATCTTTTTTTGATTTACCTTTACGAGAATAATCCTTTTTTGATTTGTGAACTTTCTCAGTAGTTTTCTTACCTATGTGATGAGATGCCTCACCATAGGTCATATCATCCCAACTTAACTTCTCTTGATGTAGGCTCTTTCTCTTCTGTTTCTTCATCACTTACCAATTCCATTAATGTGTTACTTCTATGTCTTAAGTATTGTTGTTCTGTCCATTCTGGTGTTCTATCAGTTATGAACTCAATATGATAAATAGTTTGTGATTGAGATTTTTCTTCTGTTATTTTATATATTAGTTTTCTCATTACCAATTACCATTATCATGTAGGGATTGAAAATGCCCTGTCTTTCTATACTCTTCGTTTTTGTGACCAAGTTCAACCCAATCATCTCCATACTTTTCTCTTGAATCAGAATAGATTTTTCTATCGTGGTATCCATCTTCTAATAAAAGGTCTTGTAGTTCATCTTCACCGTAAACTTCTTTATTAGTTTCAATGAATTCATCTTGGTTATCCCAATCGTAAACATTCGCTTGTAGATAATCCCAAAGTTCTTCTGATGTATTTCCCTCATATGGAGGTTCACATTTTCTTAGTTTGTCAACATCAACCTCAATCGGTTCTGCTGTTGCTTCCCATAAGGTGTATTTCTCACACCTTCTTACATAAAATTTTTCACTCATTGTTTTTAATTTAAATTTATTTTTACAAATATACGAATAATTTTTGAATTATCCAAATTTTTTATAATATTTTTTGACTTTTTGTTTCGTAGAAATCGTTTTTGGTTATAATATTATACTCTTTAATGTGGTTTATGATACATTCAGAAATGTGTTTATGTCCAGCTGAATTAAAATGTCCATCTGAAACATTTAAACTAGCATCTAATTGGAACCCATTATGAAGTTGGAGAAGATGTTCAAATCCATTTTGTAAACCAAACTTAACTACATATTTATTTCCAAGAAGTTCTTTTACTCCATCACCTAATTCAGGTAACCAAGATAGTATAACAATTTTAATCCATTTATATTTCTTTTCAAAAGATTTAATAACTAATTCAAGTTCCTTTGCATCGGTGGGAATTGCACTATCTACATTATAATGTGAAGTTTTAATATGTCTACTAGAATGTGTAAGTTGAATTACAATTAAATCTAAGTGTTCTGGTATTATAAATTGACTAAGATTATTTAAGATATGATATATGTTCCCATTACTTCCACCATTTCCAAACTTACCAATATGATATGATTCATTAAAGTACTCTGAAACTAATCTTGGAAAATGATGCTTTACACGATAATCATATAAATCGATAGGTAATTTTTCATTGGAATGTTTTGGTGGAATTAATTTGTTTATATCTTTAGATGACCATCCTTTAGATTTTAACACTTCCCACTCAAGTCCCTGTCCCCAAGTAAATGAATCTCCCAAAAATAAAATCATATTATATCTTTCTTTATATTATTTGGTAATGTTTTTAAATAATTATATATATCAGTTTCTTCAGATAATACATCTGATAATATACTTTGATATTTAGGTTCTTTTAATTTTGCCTCTACCAATTCATTAAGTTCTACATTTCTCCAAGAGGTTTTATATTCTGTACTCTTTATGGTTTTTTTGATATTTCTATACTTGTCCAAAACCTTTGGGTTACTTTGATATTTTTTAAAAACCTGCTCTACATCCATTTCTCCTATATCAAGTAATTTAACTTTACTAACATCTAAAATATCTTCTTTAAAAATTTGATATAAGTTTGATAAATATAATCTTGTATGATTTAAGTTTACAACCTTTTCTTTATCTTCAACAAATGTTTTTAGGAAATCATCTAAAAGTAATTTTAGTAATTTTATTTCTAATGGCTTAAATACATGAGATGATGGTATTGTTGCCCAATCCCAATCTACACTTTGTATATCTATAAAATCATAAATCTCTTTTGGATTATCAAAGTTATCTTCTATTATTTTAGAGTAATCTTTCTTTTTTAAAAAGTATTCATGTGAACCATCGTATCTATCAAATGAAGATATAAATTCTTGATATAATCCACTAACAGTTCTTTTATAGGGATTTCTATAAAGCAGTATAATATCTCTATCTGATGTTTTATTAAAAGCTTCTTCAATTACTTGAACTCCTTCTTCAAAGTTATAATCAATACTTGATTTATCATTAATTACTATTTCTAAATTATTCTTAAGTTTATCTGTGGTAGGTGAGTAATTGTAATGAAATGCTTTTCCAAAATATGCCTGAGTCATTCTTGATGCTACTTTGGGGAATGTACTAACAATACACTTATCATTATACCACAAATCACCACTTATTTTATAATTTGTTTCCATATTTTATTTCATATAAAATTGTACGAACAATATTGAAACACAAAGACCCATTTGAATCCAAACTTTTCTTGTCATTTCTTGGTCAAAGAACCATTGTGTTAATACTGCATATACCATCATTCCTACTACAAATCCTAAGAATCTATTAGCCCATACCGAACCACCAAAACCATTTACTCCTAATTGAGTTGATTTAAGGAATAACCAAGTGATTGGAATAGAAGCTAAATACCAACCCCACCATTCAGGCCCAAGTTTTGGGTATTTGAATTGAAGATTGTGTTGTAACCAAGCTCCTCCTTGTGCAAAGATGAATAAGAAAGAGGCCATTAGTATTAGTTTAATGTTGATGTTATTTGGGTTAATTTCCATTATAATTTTGTTCTTGTTAATTTTCCGTTTATTAGTTTAAATGAATTCCATCCTTGTTGAGTACTATACCAATCAGATGAAGCTTCTATGAGTAATTCTTTATTACCATCATTATCAATATCCCAACTCTTTATAAGGCCGGAATTGTTTGCAAAACCTTCATTTTGATTTCCCTCAAATAATTCTTCGGTTTTGTTTGTAAATACATTATCATTATTTTGAAAGTAGTTAATAGAAAAATACATATCATCTCCACTATTAACTCCATATGTTGATGTGAATAAATCATAATCACCATCATTATCCCAATCAGTAATTGATACATCAAACATACAATCATAGTTTCTACTTTCTTCTATTGTAGTTAATGTTACAGGATTATCACTATCAAAGTATGGATACTCAGGTTTTCCATAAACAATAACACCAATATCATTCCAACGATAATCAGGGTCTGCGTTTACATTGTTTGAGTTACCACCTGAATTTGATGTTATTAAATCTAAATAACCATCTTGATTTATATCAAAAACAGTAGATGAACATATGAATCCATTCTCATAAATGAAAGGTGTTTCTTTTTGAAAGCTTAAATCACCTTGATTAATCCATAATCTTATTTCAACAGTACCAGCAATGATATCAATTAATCCGTCTCCATTTACATCACCAAGAGTTCCACCATGATAAAACCATTGGTTACCACCAGCTTGATATGGTTCTATTTCAATAGGAAAATATCTTTTAGATGTTTCATCATATATGAAAGCATATATACCACCTGCGGGGCCATCGTTTCTTCCTTCAAAATAATATCCTGTATCATCGGAAATAAAAATTACAAAATCAGTATCTCCATCATTGTCGATATCTCCTTGAGTTATCTTTCTTCCACCACTTGGTATTCTTTTTCCATTTGGTAGTATTTCAGATATAACATCTTTTCTTCGTTTCCATTGTGTTACTCCACCAACCGTTCCTTTATTTTCAATTATAAAAGTTTGAAAGAATTGTGAATTTGGAACATCATCGTGAAAATCCGATTGTGCATGAAAGAATACATCTTGGTCACCATCATTACCATAATCAAAGTAAGTCATTGTACCCATAGCTTGAGCATCCGAGGTTCCACCATTTCCGTATAATTCTCTATGACCATACCAACCATCATTCCATTCGTGATTTTGAAATGAGGTTTTGTATTGTGATATAGGGGATAGTTCTGGCACTACTACTTCGTTATTAACTTCATCTTCAATATCTATAATATCTTCCTTCTCACACGAGGTTGATAATGTTAATAATAAAAATCCTAAAATTAGGATACAATAATTTCTCCAATGTTCCATGATGGTATATAATATTTAAAGTTATGTTTTACTAATATTTCGTTTATGATTTTATCTTGTAATGATTTAGAATTGCCGGTAATGATTCTACATTGAAAACCAAAACCCTTTTGGGATTCCCTTAACACAAAATCCTCAGTTGCGAATATCGCTTCATCGTGGGTAAACCCATGCAAATCTATTTCATTCATAAGTTACACTAATATACGAAAAATATTTGATATATCCAAATTTTTTAACATTTATTTTTGTTAATAACTTTTTTTTCATTTTTTTTAAAACTCGTATAGTTATATACTCCAGACACTCCAGACAACTTAAAACAAGACAATTTAAAAAGAAAGTAAATAACCTACTACTAAGACACTAAGACCGTGTCGGTTTTTTAAAAATTTTTTAAGGTCGTTCATTTAAAGATTTTTTTAAAGTCGAAGAATAAGTTTTTCAGTCGAAATTTTTTCCCTTTCTTTTTATTGATAGTATTCTCAGATGATATGCTTGTATCCAAAATATCAAAACATTTAAAGACATTAAAGGTAAAGACCATATA